ACGAGCACTTAGACGGTGACGGCGAAGGTGATAGTGGCGAAGAAGGTGACGAAAAGAAAGATGGCCAAGGTCGACCAAAACTAAGCGAAGAAGAACGTAAACAGATCCGCGATGAGATCAAAGAAGCCGTAATGACTGCGGCACAAACAGCAGGCGCAAGTAACTTGCCCAGCGGTGTTAAACGTATGATCAAGGATCTTACAGCACCACAGTTAGATTGGCGTGCTCTATTACAGCAACAGATACAAAGCACTCTATGCACCGACTATACATGGGCTAGAGCAAGCCGTAAAGGTTGGGACATGGATGCCATCATGCCGGGTAGTGACTGGGACAAAGAGATTGACATCTGTGTGGCCATTGACACATCTGGCTCAATGAGTGATACCATGCTTAAAGACATCCTAAGTGAAGTCAAGGGTATCATGGAAAGTTATCAAAGTTTCCGATTACACTTATGGTCATTTGATACAGATGTATATCCAGAAGGTGCTAAGATATTCACTAGTGAAAACTTAGATGAGATCATGGATTGGGAACCTTTGGGTGGTGGTGGCACAGACTTTATGGCCAATTGGGAATACATGCGTGAAAATGACATACAACCTAAGAAGTTTATCATGTTTACAGACGGATATCCATTCGGTAGTTGGGGTGAACCTGACTACTGTGATACTATGTTTGTTATCCACGGTTCAACTACTATCGAAGCACCGTTTGGTATTACAACCTATTATGAACTAAACAAGGAGACAGCATAATGCCAATGTTTGAAGCTACTGTTAGGACACCAAACGGAGATACCAAAGAGAGAGTATATGCTGATAATGCCCAACAGGCTAAAAAACTATTAGAGGAACGTTTTGGTCCTCGTAATGTTCCCTATATTCCACACATGATTCCACACTGATGCTCAAGCACGGCGAAGCAAATCCTTTAAATGTGCATCAAATGAGGAGGGTACACCATTGTCCTCCTCATTTTGAGCAAGTGATCTTTGAACCTTATATAACAGAAAAGCAAGTCACAGATTGGTTATATGAGAACCTTGAAGGGCGTTTCTATGTAGGAGATATAGACATAGCTCGCACGCCCGGTGGTAAGCCTATCGATCGTAACTTATTAGTGGCTTTTGAACTCGCTAGTGAAGCCAGCTATTTCAGCCTTATACTGCCAACTCTAAACACCATCTAAGAAATTTTTCCACCGCCTGTCTACTGGTTAAATAAAATTGTCCCCTAAGGAGAATTTATAAATGGCCAAGAAAGAAACACAAGCGGCTGCACCTGCAGCTGAACAACAAACACAGCAACCAGCACAAGGTCTTACTTTACAAGATCTGCTTTTGGTAGCACAAATCATTCAACTTACTTCGCAACGCGGTACGTTTAAAGCTGAAGAATTACAACAAGTTGGTGTTTTGTACAACAAATTAATTGCATTTTTGCAATCGACTGGCGCACTTGCTCCAGCACCAACTGAGGAAAAATAAAATGATTAAACACGTAGGCAGACACAATCAACGCAAGGTTGCTATAGTTTACAGAACAGTCCCGGACGAAAACCATATGGCTCTTGTAATGTATACAGATTCATTACCCAGCATGATTCACGACGAAGCAATGAAAGTCTTAGAAAGCGAAATTGGTCAAAATGCTAAAGAATTAGCTGATGCACTATTCCGTACTATTATGGCTGATGGCACAAACTGCTTAACTACTATTCATAAAGGTGGGTATTTAAAGAAAGTTCCGTGCAATCAAGTTATTGTAACTCCAAAAGTAAACAGTACTTGTCGCTTAGATGAACTTAATAACCTACTTAAGAAAATTGAAGAAGGTGGCGACGCCGCTCAAGCATTAGCCGACATGGATGCCAATCGAGGTATTAAAGGTGTAATCCAAGAAGGTCGTGAATTAGGACAACCAGCTGTTGACCCTACAAGAACTTCTGTTAGTGATGTACTAAGTGATACAGATTTAGCAAATCAACGCACAGAGCAAGCTAAAAAAATGGAAGCTGAAGCTAAAGCACTATTAGCAGAAGCTAAACGTTTAAAACAAGAAGCTACACAACTTTCACAACCCAAGGCTAAGAATGTCGGAAAAACCAAAAAAGCCACAGCGTAGTAAAAAAATTACGCTAAACACAGCTAAACGTTGGAAAAATATTGTAGAAGATGTTGATAAAAAAGAAGTTCCTATCACCATCTTGCAACAGATCGACGTTAAGTTAATTGATGGTACTAATATATCTATAGATGTTAAGAAATTGTTAGCAGAGGGGATGATTCCTGGAGATATTGAAACCATGCTCGATGAGAAGTTTATAGAATTGGATGCTTATATTCAAAATGTAGACTTCTTGATCGATATCGACAAAGTGGTCAATACTGTACAACCAGAAACAGACAAGGTACTGAAAGGCCTATGATTTGTAGCATACTAGCCGCAACAAACTTAGGCGGCATAGGCAACAGAGGTACCTTGCCCTGGCCAAAACATAAAGAAGATCTTGCTTGGTTTAAGGAACATACTACTAATCAAGTGGTAGTTATGGGTCGCAAGACTTGGGATGATCCGCTAATGCCAAAACCTTTACCAAATCGTATCAACTGTGTATTTTCGAATAACCCATTAGAAGGATTTATCGCACGACGATTGCACGGTGATACACAATTAGAAGTAAAAAAACTACAGGATCAATTTCCAAATCGTAAAATATTTGTTATTGGTGGTCGTGAACTATACGAATCCACCGAACCTATTGTCGAACGTGTATATCTTACTCGTATGAAAGGTGCTTGGTTCACTGATACTCGTATTGATTTAGACAAATATCTTGCTTGTTTCCGTATCAAATCAGTGCGTCCAGGGACAAACTGTACCTATGAGATTTGGGATAGAGTGTTGTTTTAGATTTGACTTCTATCTTAATAAGATAGTATAATAATACTATGTCAACCTTACCAAATATACCTAACAAAAAAAATATTTTAGGCGTAAAAAATTTTTATAAATCTAATTCAGAGGCATGGATTGATTGGTATAATTCTATTAAAGGACCCAATTGGCCTAACTGCGATTCTGAACAGCAATTTCATATGCTCCCAGATTGGATTCAAAAAGAATTAATTAATAACTTTAATTATGATCCATATAATTCACCAACTAAAACCTATAAAGAAAACTATAGAATTTTCCAAACCACAGGTAATCGTAAGCTAAAAGTTTTCTATACAAAAGAATTAGACGGTGGCGGTCAACTGTTTGGGTTAGACTATATTTCAATTTTAAAAAAGCATTACCCTGATAGAATATTTTCAAGATGTTTTGAATGGTGCTCGGGCCCTGGATTTATAGGTTATTCGATATTAGATTACGGAATTTGTGAAAGCCTATGTCTGTCAGACCTATGGTGGCCTGCCATTGAGGCAGCTGAAGAAACAAAGATAATCAATTCTTGTGAAAATCAAGTAACCACGTACTTATTAAATGATATTAAACTTTTACCAACTTACGAAAAATTTGATCTGATCGTGGCTGCCCCTCCTCATTTTAATGATTCTACAAATAAAAATAATAGTAATTATAACAATGTTAGATTGGCAGTAGATTATAACTGGACAGCACGGCGCAATTTTTACGCTAATATTAGTTCTCACTTACTACCTGATGGCGTTATACTAATACAAGAAAATTTAGAAAGTTCAGATATTGAAGATTTTCGAGCAATGATAGAAGAAAATAATTTACAAATTACTGATATTTTTAACAGCTCTGATTACTATTTTGGTTCAGAGATCGAGCACGATCAAAATCATATTTGGGAAGTGAACCGAGCAGGATTTGATCAATTTGGTGTAGACGGTATTACTGAATTTCTTAAAATTTATTATATAGAAATAAAACACAAAAATGAAAACATATCTTGACGCATTACATCATGTATTAAATAACGGCACTGTACGAGAAGATCGTACGGGTACAGGTACCATTGGCGTTTTTGGTATGCAACAGCGTTACGATCTTACCAAGGGTTTTCCGGCGGTTACTACTAAGAAACTTGCGTTCAAGGCCTGTCTAAGTGAACTATTATGGTTCCTTGAAGGCACAGGTGATGAACGCCGTCTTGCAGAAATCCTACACGGTACACGTGATCAAGAAAAACGTACTATATGGACCGATAATGCCACTAGTGATTATTGGCGGCCAAAAGCTCAGTATGATGGTGACTTAGGTCGTGTATACGGAGTACAGTGGAGGCATTGGCGTAAACCTACTGAAATGGAAAACTACTATACTTGGGAAAATACCGAATATGGCATGCAGGCTAAGGAAAAGCCAGAACTTGTAGTGGATCAGGTTCAACAATTAATTGATGGTATCAAGAAAGATCCATATGGTCGTAGGCACATCTTAACTGCTTGGAATCCGGGCGAGTTAATGGAAATGGCCTTACCACCCTGTCACTGTTTTGCGCAGTTTTATGTCAGCGCAGACGGTAAGTTAAGTTGTCAGATGTACCAGCGTTCCTGCGATATGTTCTTGGGCGTGCCCTTTAACATAGCATCCTATTCCTTGCTCACACATATGATCGCGCAGGTATGTGGGCTTGAGGCAGGTGAGTTTGTTCACGTACTCGGCGACGCACACATATATCTGAACCACGTGGAGCAGGTAAAAGAGCAACTGGCACGTGAGCCCTTACCGCTCCCCACATTGTGGATCAATCCTGATGTCAAGGATATTACGAAATTTACCATGGAGGACTTTAGACTAGATGGATACACAAGTCATGACAGCATCAAAGCGCCAATGGCGGTATGAACGTCCTCATCGTGTAAGACTGTTTAGTCACGCTATACATTTTAATAATGCCAGCGAGTTGACTACCCGTCAGATCTATTTACAGTGTGCTGGACACTTTAGCGAGACTGATGAGTATCGTTGGGCTGAAGAAAACGATATCGAGATAGATTACTTTTTTGATGATCAAGTTACCAGCTGGCATAAGACAGTGCTGTTTTATGCAGATCTAAGTGAAGCTGAGTATGTAGATTACGCACTTAGATTCTTTAAACATTTAGAGGAATGGAAATGAAAGTTTATATTAGCAAATACAGAGATCATTGGGTAAGTCCTTATACAGTCTGTGAAAAGATCTGTTGGTGGCGTGAGATTGACTATGATGAGCCCTGGGTTCAACGTGTGGTTAAGATATTAGATCCTGTCATGGGTCTATGGCGCAACTTCCTGGACTTTGTCCATCCACCTATTAACTATGTCAAGATCGATAATTATGACACATGGAACATAGATTCAACATTAAGCCCTATCATCTTACCTATGTTGAAACAGTTACGCAAAGACAAACACGGTGCCCCTTATGTAGATGATGCTGATGTTCCGGCTAACCTACGTAGCACTACTCCTGCGGCTAAGAAAGCTAAAAAAGAACAAGGTGACACTGACGGTAATCACTTCCATCGTTGGGATTGGATCTTAGACGAAATGATTTGGGCATTCCAAGAGTTGGTAGATGACACATGGGAAGAACAATACTTCTCAGGTACTAGTGATTATACATGGATCCCAAGCAAAGAACTCGATGCCAAAGGTAGGCCTTTGACTTACGAAATGAAAAAGAGTCCTAAGGACACACGCAAGTATGACAAGAAAGGTTACGCTAAACACAGTGCTCGCATCGACAATGGTGTTAGACTATTTGGCAAATACTACAGAGCCTTATGGGATTAATGAAATATATCGTCCACACTATCGAGATGGGCGATGTGGAAGATCCTGAGATCTATGCCGCAGGTCCTATCTTAGACTTTGAACAGAGTGAAAAAGGTCGTTGGTTGATGGCAAATAGTTATAAACAAATGGAATATACTATACGCCCAAATCAACGAACATATGGTTGGAAGATTGTTTTATGGAGTTATCTAAACGAGAAAGATTTAACTTACTATAGTTTAAAATGGGGAGAAGCAGAAGATGAGTTATGATATTTTAAAAGCCGCATTAGAAAAAAAGAAACAACAACAGCAACAAGGTGTAAAAAGTAGCAAGGTCGACAGCAAAGGCGGCCCGGCCAAGTCACAGGTTACTGTGAATAAACCTGCTAAGAAATCAGCTGGAAGAGGTCGCTAATGAAATTTTTAGTCACGGGTGGTTCTGGGTTTATAGGACATAATGTTGTCCGTATACTTGAATCTCAAGGACATGAATGTATCGTTATCGATACCTGCACCGACTATGGATTCATTCCTCGAGAAGAATTAACATACTTAATCAACGAACGCTCTAAACGATTCAATGCTCGAATAAGATCAATTGATATCCGAGAAGGTCAGTTTGTAGATACTATATTCAAAACCTACAAGCCCGATGTTGTTATACATATGGCCAGTTTTCCAAGACAGAAAGTAGTTGAACAGAATCCTTTATTAGCCAGTGATGTAATGTGCAATGGGTTAATTAATCTATTAGAAAAAAGTAAACAGTATGCTGTTAAGAAGTTCGTTTATATTTCAAGCTCAATGGTCTACGGTGACTTTACCGCAGATGTATTAGAAGCACATGTCTGTAAGCCACAAGGACAATATGGTATCATGAAACTCATGGGTGAAAAACTCGTAGAAGATTATCATCGCTTGGGTGCTTTTGATTATACCATCATCCGCCCAAGTGCTGTATATGGCGAGTGGGACGTTGAGGATCGTGTGGTCAGCAAGTTCATGACCATGGCCATGCGTGGTGAAACACTTAAGGTCAAAGGCGCCGATGAAGTCTTAGACTTTACCTACGTAGAAGATACTGCTCAAGGTATTGTGCTTGCTGCAACACTTGATAAGGCCAATGGTAAAGTCTATAATATCACCCGCAGTGATGATAAACAATATACACTTAAAGATGCCGCTGAACTGGCTATCCGTATCGCAGGCAAGGGTGATTTGATAGTTGCAGATCGTGATCTAAGTTTTCCTAAGCGTGGTCGTTTAAGTATCATGAAGGCTCAGCGTGATTTAGGATATGCGCCTAAAGTTAGTGTAGAAGAAGGTTTTCAAAGGTATTATGATTGGTACAGCCAAAATCCCGTTCTTTGGCGTAGATAGACAGTATAACAATCTACGTGAAGAGATCTTAGATACAGTTGATAAGGTCTATGCATCTGGACGAGTCCTTGATGGAACCTATACCAGGCAATTTGAACGTACCATAGCCAAGATGACCGAGCGTCGTTACGCTTGCTCGGTCGGCAGTTGTACACAGGCATTGATATTTGCCCTACGTGCTGTTGATAACGAATATTTCAGAAGCAGTCGTAATAAAGTCTTAATCCCAGCACAGAGTTTTGTTGCCACGATCAACACTGTATTAGAAGCAGGGTTTGATCCTGTGTTCTGTGATGTTGATGCACAAACAGGCTTGATGGATTTAAACACTATTCCTGTTCACTCTGACGAACTTGCTGCTATCATGTATGTTAATCTATTTGGTAATGTCTTGAATCAAGAACAGCTGATTACCTACATGGAAATGTTCAGCGAAGAAAAAATTCCTGTAATCGAAGATGCCGCACAATCATTTGGTGCATACTATCGCGGTGTGCCCAGTGGCAAATTGGGCGATGTCAGTTGTCTAAGTTTTGATCCCACAAAGAATCTAAACAACTATGGATCGGGTGGTATGATACTTACAGATGATCCTGCTATATGGGAATTAGTCAATGATTATCACGACAATGGCAAGGGCAACGAACACATTCAGTCAGGCACGAACAGCAAAATGAGTGAAGCAGACTGCGCACAGATGTTAGTCAAACTAAAATACTTTGATGATTGGCAAAAGCGCAGGGCAGAAATCGCAGAATACTACACAGAAGAATTAGATGGGTTAGTTGGTATTCCACCAATTGATATGAATGTAGAACATGCTTGGAGCAAATACGTCATACATCATCATAGTCGATCAAGTCTATATACTGATCTGTTAAACATGGGTGTTGAAACTCGCATTAACTATGAAACACCGTTACATCAACAGTCAGTGGCATTTAGTTTTACATCTTTTGATGACACAGGCATATTAGAAGGTGCTGAGAACTTTAGTCGTACTTGCTTGAGTTTACCAATCTATCCAGAATTAGAAGACTACGAAATTGAATACGTAGTTGAAGCTATTAAACAGAATATCGGTTAGAGTAATATTCTCGTAACCACGCCCATTCAAAGCTCCGCATTAGCTCCGTATAATCACCGTTGACCTTATTGTAATAATCAACAGCATCAGCGGCACCCAATAGACTAAATTCAGCATAGTCACCATCTGCCACAGTCAACCAAGTATCTAAACGGTAACTGCTTTCGACACTGCTGGTTTTAGCTACGTCATCTTTGAGTTTAATCACTTCACGGAAAGCAGTACGCCAAGTTAGTTCTGGTGTGGTGTTGTAATGGGCAACAGCACTCAGACGAGGAACCACAGCATGTGCTTTGCTTAGAGTAAAGTCTAATCCTGGACTATCTGTATCTAATACCAATCGTTTATTGTAAGCAATAACACCCATGTGTCCATACTCTAATCCATTTACAGGATTACGACTATTGAATATATAATGTTTAGGTTCTTGTAACCAATCTGGTTGCCATGTCCAATCAAAATCTGGAACTACTTCTAATTTAGCAAAAACAGCAAAGAACCAAGGTGTCGTACTCAATTTAGCTGCGGCTTTATATGCCTCACTACGCCCATCGACATCTATTACTCGTTTAACTGTACGTCCGCAGGTCTGAGCGAGGTGTGTATACCAACGTTCTGCTGCAGGTTCGCCGTTGCTGATGTAGATAATATCCAGCAACGTAGGGGTCAAATATGCGGTTTTTTGCTTGATAATATAGAGATAATCGTAGATTTGAGACACTAAATGTGCCTGAATGTCGCGTGGGGCTATACTGATACTACCCGTATCGTTAAAACTATAAAAGGCACGTTTATTCCATAATGGAGGATAGAAATCAATTGCTTGATTAATCCAAACATAAGGTGCGTCAAACTTGTATTGTTTAAGTTCTTGAGTAATGTCTTCAGTTTGAGTAGTTAATACTGGCCAAGGCAAACGTGGCACGCCAGGATAGTGCCAATTAACTTCTTTATACCATTCCAGCAGAGGAATGTCTTTTTGTTTCTCAAACTCTGCTATATTGATTAGGAATGTATCACCAAATTTTTCGTAGCCGCTATGCCAACAGTGTAATTGATAGGCTTCCCATGGCACAGTCTTGTATTCAAAATTAAAGTCTGTGTAATCACAACAACTTGAAATTATCCAAGCATAAGGTGTCCTAGCACGTGAAATACAACGTTTTATAGTATCAAGATGATTATCGTAGTAACGCACTATCTTAGCATGAGAAAAACGTGTTTGGAGATACTGCACGTTAGCATCGTGTCCACCTATATCCATTATAAAAATATCATACATTATGTCAATATGTGAATTAAATCTGCCAGAGTCTCTGACCATTTGTCACTAGCAAATTCATCTATCCTTATATCATATTCATCTTCTGTAGGACGTTCAAATACTTTATTAGTATCGGCAAATCTACCTTTAGGTATTGTGTCCATCCAAATAGTCATATCAGCATCAAATAAAGCACGCAATTCTTTTGTAGGACAAACAAAATCACAAAGCATAATGAATCCAGATGCAACACCTTTGTCGGCAATTGCTCGCATCCTTAATGCCTGACGTTTACGCCCCTCTGGACTAAAATCCCAATCATTTGTTTCTTTACGTAAGTCATCCGCATTAACCCACTCAGCAGGATTATTTTTTAATATTTCATTAAATAATTTTTCAGCTAATGTAGTTTTACCGCTGCCCGGTAATCCCATAATTAATATTTTCATAATTTTTTGTATTGTTGATAAAAGTCTTCCATAACATCTCGATGCCACCATCCACATAAATGTATTCCGTCTCTGGCTTTGAGATATCCACCCGGTTCATGATCTTTAAATGCTTGATCTACATCAATCGATATTAGTTTAAAATTATAATTTTTCTGCAACAGCTCTACGATCATTTTATTTTTCATTTGATTATTGTAACTGTTATTATCTTCAAAATAAATTTTAAGATCATTATCATTAGTCCATGGCCCGTTAAACCGTGTACCTATTCTATCACCATCATGATGATATGTTTCAAATCTGTGCATACTTGGCCATAATATAGCAACTATGTCTGGGTTAAGTATAGGTATCATATTTGATGCTAATCTGGCCACAGTATCGGAACTTGCACCACCCAATCCAGCATTATATACCACATGATTGGGGAAGTATTTAACAGCTAACTGTTCAGGCCAATTATCTTCTACAGATATCCCCACCCCCACAGTGTGGCTACACCCAAATGCTAAAATTGTAGGCTTGTCTATACTAATTTCAAATTCTCTACTTCTAAATCCATGAGAATTAAATTTATAGCCTACACTATATTTTCCCCAATGCTGAGAAGGATTTTTGTCATAATTTTCTTCAGTGTCAACGTCGCTGGGACTAAAGGACATTTCTTGACCACAAGGATATGTTCCAACATTTAATCCTGATCCCAAAGTCCAATAATTCTTCATGATATGACTCGAACTCCATATAGTTTTTCAAAACGGTCAGCATCACTACGATCATTAACCATTGGTTCGCCTCTAATATTTAAACTTGTATTAAGTAACATAGGACAACCAGTCCATTCAAACCACGCTTCTAAAAGTTGTCGTATCCCTGAATCATCTTTTGGAACAGTTTGCACACGACTTGTACGGTCAGCATGGATGATAGCAGGAAACTGCTCAGGATAACGACAATATGCCACTGTCTGCATATACCTACTATTAGGCCACCCGAGAGGCATATCAAAATAATCGTGCGCTAGCTCTTCGAGTATAACAGGAGCGAAAGGCCTAAATTGTTGGCGACGTTTAATTTCGTTTACTTTCTCCTTGATCTCAGGGACTCGCGGATCAGCTAATAATGATCTATTGCCTAATGCTCGTGGACCAAACTCAGCACGACCACTAGCAACTCCTACCATTTTATTTGTTAGTAATTCACTTATTAAATCTTTTACAGGATAAGGTCCAGGTATATCTGTACCTAAATAGGCATTGCGCCAATTTAACCTTTTACCGTAGCTTAATGCTGCGGCACCTAAACTACTACCACAATCTCCAGGATTAGGCATGATCCAAATGTTTTTGAAATATGGTCCAATTAAATCATTAGCTTTACAATTCAATGCGACCCCACCCATATAAACTAAATTCTTACTTCGACCTATTTCCTCTGCACGTAGCATAATATGATGTAGACATTGTTCAAGTGTATATTGTGCTGATGCGGCTATTTCAAAGTTTGACATACCTGGGTGATATTCATCGCAGCCAACGTGTAGGTTTTGACGGAATCTTAAATCGTGTGCGTGTTCTAAAAAGTCACCATACATGTTAGCATCATAAGGAGCATAGGCGGCCATACCCATTAGGATATATTCTTCATCTAAGGGTTTGAGTCCTGCACGTTTAGTCATAGCACTATAAAATAAACCTAAACTGTGTGGATACTTCTGGCTCCATAGTTTTTTGTATACTGCTTTGCTGTCGACATATTCAGCTGACCATATACTTGCTGTGTCCCACTCGCCTATAGCATCAATTACTACCACAGTAGCATCGTCATATGGACTTGTTTGAAATCCTGCGGCTGCATGTGATTTGTGATGGCCGTGGTACTCAATGTCTGGTGGATTTTTATTCGGCCAAATTTTACGTATCTTGTCTTCAATACTAGTATCAAACAAATCCTTATATTGTCCAGCGTATAGTTGTCGGGTTTTCTTTAACCAAGGACGTTCATAGTAGGCGATACGATCTGGTATGCCGCAGTGTGTGAAACAGTCAGCAAGAATCTCAACGTTGAGTTCGCTGTCATGTTTACGTTTGCTGTAACGTTCAGCATGCGCGGCAAATACTATCTCACCATCATCGATGAGAGCTATACCTGCATCATGAAACCCAGCTGAGATTCCTAATATATTCATATACTATTTTTGATGCCTCTACATGAGATTCTTCTAATGGATGTGTTGTTCCAAAAGGAAATTTATTTTCTTTAGCCCATTCATAAAAACCAAGGTTAGTAGGGAACCATAACCAATTTTTAAAATTCATTTGTTTTAAAAGTGTTTTTAATGTTTGATCATCTTTAAAATGATCGACATTAGTTAATCCATGATCTACACTGGTAAACAAATAAGGTATATTTTTCATTTCCAAATACTGCTGTAGCATTACTATCTCACTTAGTGATGTATAAAGCTCCCAATATTCAAAAGATCCTACATAATGATAGAATATCTTAGCAAATTGTGAGATTCCTAATTTTTTATCTCCTGCTATTTTGTCTACATGCCATTTAAATATTATAGGATTATCTACATGGAATTCTTTCTTTATATCCTCTACTTTATCAAGTATAGACCAAGATGTTATCTGCTCCCATGATTCGTCAAATTTGAATTCATATCTACAACAAAATGACCATGTGACCAATACCAAACCTATATCATCAGCCGTTTCACAAGCATTCATAGTTAATCTTCTTATAGCACTGTTTGATGCCCCGGGTAAAGCTACACATTGATAATCCATATTAATTTTTTTAGCTATTAATGCTGGATATGTTGATAGGCTAGGTCGTCGATTACCGTCTTGTAATTCATTTCCATAGGTAAAACTATCACCACCAGCGATTAGAATAGACATGTTAAATCTACCATATGTTTGTATATTTTGTCTGCAACTATTTTGTGGCCATGTTCAAGGAAATGCCCCCTTGGGCCAATCTCAACCCCATACGTCCATTCCATCATGGTTGTATCGGGCCAACCTACATAAAATTTGCTGTCAATTTGTGCAAATAAATCTGTATTTGTTGACCGTCTATCTGTATATTGATGATTACCAAAACTATCTAACATCAAATAAGATTTATTATTAGCCTTAAAGAAATTTTGTATCAAAATGATGTTTAATAGATATTGTCTATACAAATAGTCATCATTATGATGCTTGCTATAATAATTAATTATTTCTTTTCGCCACGGACTATGTTCTTCATGCGGTAATGGATTACAACCAGGCCATAAATCATAAAACCCATTTTCATCAGACAACTCAGTGCGAGCAAAATGACTCCAAGCTATGATTGCTATATCATAGTTATTAACCTGTTCAATACAATGGCGCACCATACGGGTATTACCACTACCTGGACGAGATAAGTTAGTTAATTCGCACCCGACTCGGTGGGTCAAAAGATTAGGCCAGGCATTAGTTAAATCATTTAGTTCTTCCCCGTAGGTAAAACTATCACCAACAATTAATAAACGCATTATTTGTAAATAAATGGATCTCTTTTGCGTAGCTCTTTGAGCTTTTTGCGATAAGCTATTTCTAGTCTAATTCGATTATATAGATTTTTTAACCAATTCATAAAATTTCTCCTTGAATAATTCTGCTGCACCTCGATGTGCTTCTTCGAGCGGGTGTCCCATAGGCCCTACTTTATACTTATTTTCCAGAGCCCATTGATAAAACCCTCTTGGTGTTAGGGTGTCACCCAATTCTGTTCCGGCTGGAAATAAGTACCAATTTTCCCAATGTATATCAGGATTATTAGTAACGACACAGTTATCTACGCAGGTAAAGATGTACGGATAATTATGAGATTCGAGATAATCCTGTAGTTTGATTATCCACTGATCGCTATTTAGATAATTGTCACGACTTGGCCACGTCCAACATACGACAACAAGAGGTTTTTTCATCCATGATAATTCTTGTTTTATTCTATCATAGATTTCTTTATTGCTTATTCCTGGATAAGCGGCACAAAGATAATCTCTACCTGCCAACAAAGCAACAAATGTATTTTTGCTATATCCGTTAGTTCCGCCATGAGGACTATCAGCAAGTTCACTTCCCCATATGTGACTATCGCCACCGGCTAAGATTGTTAATCGACTATCGTGATAATCATATCCTGGTTTCATTATTTCTATTTGCATCTGTTTGTAGTCTGGATCAGTCCAACAGTAATCAAATGTATTTGACACTTCGTCTGCTTGGATACTATAGATATCAAGATATTTTCCCAATGTTTCTCTTATTTTTATAGGATCGCTATCACCAAAAGGGGTTAGATCAACTTGTCCTATGGGCAGATATCCAAGACTGAGTTTTTTATCTTTAGGATCTAATCCATTTTTTATTAGCCATCTGTTAAATACACGCTGTTCTTGATTGTGCCAAGGAAATGGTCCATTTAAGAATACACTGTTTCCCCATTCTATATCAAACTCACCACTATAATATTGCAAATGCGTAATAGCTTCACAAGTAGTAGCATCTAATTTTGGTGCATTTTCGTCTCGCCATACCTCAAATAAGGTCTTGCCTATTTGTGTCCAATGCATATATACTCCACCAAATTTCCTATCATATCCATTTTCTAAAAACAATTCTCTATGTTCATCTGTCAGACTATACCTTGGACAGTTAAGAAATGTTGTAATTTGAGTACTGCGTACCCATTCTGGTAATGTGGCTTTTTTACGTAGGCAAAGTATTAAACTTTCTAATTCATGGCAAATGGTATTTAATTCTCGTATAGCATATTTGGTAGTATGGTCGGCACGTCGATAATAAGGACTTAAATTTTCTACTGTTCCTTGTAACCTTTCAAAATGATTATGCAAATGATTGAGTAGATCTTGATTTGGGTCTAGTCCGTTGCGTAGACTTTTTGGTGAAAATACTTCAGTAATAGTGTAGTCATCAAAAAAATTATTAATAATATCTATAGCTGAATTAAGTTCTTTGCAGAGATAAGTCAGGTTACGTGCAGTATCAGGAAACCCTAAAAAACAAAAATTCTTTTCTAATATATTGCCATTTTTTAATAATTCTTTAAGGGCCGCAAACCAATCTTGAGCTAACGGATTATTAAACACATGTATATTATAGATCAATTGGTCATCATGATCTAAAGGATTTCGTAGAGTTACTTTAACTAATTGATTGGTACCATTCAAATGCATCACGTCTTTCCAATAAAATGTCAGCCAAAGTTAATCGATCTTGGCGGATACTCTCTAATTGTAGCACACGAGCTTTACCTTTTGCAACCGATGTTTGGTAAGTATCTGGCCACTGTTCAGCAAAAGTTGGGCGTGTTTTAAGTTGGATTAATATGTCCCTTAGCGAGCTATTTTGCAGGTGTCCTGCAGGGTCTTGGCCAACCAGTAGTTCGTCTATCCAAGGATGTAAAATCTCTTTGGGTAGGGCCAAGGGCGACAAGATAATATCCGGGCTAAAACTAAAGACTACTTTGGCAAGTATATCTACGCCCAATTCTGTAGCTAACTTCTCGATGTTGTGAAGTTCAAACATACCCGGCAGGGTAAGTGTAAAGTCTATTCTTGCTTGTCTACGGTGAGTAGAGACTCGAATAACTTCCTGAAAGTTCGCAAGCCACGCTTCATAGTCAAGACCTGTTCGGATATATTCTCCAATTGCTCCCGTACCATCAAGGCTTGCGCAGATTTGCCAGTCACGTAACCTAGCCAAAATATCAGTGCAGAGATTGATGCCGCGATAATTGATGCGACTAAGATTAGTGTTGTATCTAGCGTAAACATTTGGTCCATCTCCCAGTTCAACAATGCGGTGCATGTAGCGCCAATGTTGTTCGTACATTAGAGGCTCTCCGCCCACCCAATATACTTCCTCGATTCGATGTTCCTCTACTGCGGTAGCGAATTCTTGCTCAATTTGTGAGCTTTGGAACTTTTCAATTTCGCTTTTAACTTCTGGGCGCATCCAATTATTCTTTGGATTATCCCAATTGATCATGTTATGCTGTCTTTGTTCAGTCTCCCACGCACTAGACAACATATCACCACACATGCGACACTTAAAGTTGCAGAGATTACTAAAACGATAATCCCAGCTTACAGGCTGCATTGTAGTATAACCAGTGCTGTCTGTAGTGTCCCATATACTATCATACTTATGACTAAACATGGAATTAAAATAACTACGGTAAATGTCTGTGTTCAATAACTTATCATTACAAACTTCGCATTCAGGTAAGATTTCGCCTGCCATCATGCGACGTCGAACTGACTTCATGTGTTCACCGTTCCAATGTTCTTCTAAGGTAACAGGAATGTATTTTCCTGTACCAGATTTAGTGTCAATATACTGCGCAAAGTTCTGTGCAGGCTCACGTGATGCACAACACATTCTCCGTTCAGTCTGGGGGCTTAGGTATGTGTGTACCCAAGGTGCAAGACAAAGATTTTTACTCACGGGCTAAATTCCAATGATTTAGTATTGCGTTTTGTCTACTCCACCAAAAATTATATGTTTCAAACATAAGATCATTATTAGGAACAGATAACCCGTTATTAATAAAAATATCAGTAATATTTTTTACAGTCAATTCTGCAGAAAATAAATTATCTAAATAAAAAATATCTTGCTTTGCTTGATTATTAGATTTGTGTTCTAATATATTTTCTACTGTAGAAAAAAGTACAAATTCAGGATTATTTACTATTTCTTGATCAAAAAATTCTTCTACGTTGTTTACATTAACCAATGGAGATCCTTTAAAATATTTGGTCACTAAGTGACTTCTCTTAGCGTTGCAGGTTTTAGGATCGTGATGTTTTCTCTTAACAGTATTTGCGTCCATTACTTCATAATGTTTTAACCACAGCATTTTTCTTGACCAAGATAGAGACCGAGTTGAATTAATAATAACATTAACAAAAATTGCATCTTCCATAAATTTTGGATTTTGAGATTTATGTAGTATCAGATTTATTTTTTTATTATTATTGATATTCTCTTTGAAATAATCTATACCATTGTCTTCTTGATACTGATAAAATTCCTGATATGTTGTTTCGTTTCCTCTCTCAAAAGTGCCACTATAAAAATCTGTATGGTATGGTAAGTCTGGCTCAATCCTAAGATGTTGTGATGGGTCCAATGGAAAGTGTTGATTCAGATACTCCATGAGCTTGTCTTTAAATTGATTTGTTCTTTTTATATTTTCTAACTTTTCATCCCAAGATGCTATATCATTGGATAATTGCAACATCACTGATAAAAATTTTCCGGCACAGCCCGAAGCATATCTTACTACTATAAATTTAGGATCTGTCATGATGCACATCCTTAAATATATCGTAGTTTGATAATAGAGGATACTCGTCAGATGACCAGGTACGTGCAGGTAAAGAAATTGCCTGAGATAATTTTTCTAATCCAAGTATTGCTGTATCGATCGTCATATAATAGTGATATCCTAAAATATCAAATTTTTGTTCTTTCCACGGAATATTAGGTAATCTACCATCATGTGTCATTTTTTTAAGGATATGGTAATCTTCAATTCTGTCACAGAGTATTGCTCCTCCCCTACCCAAACTAAGATGTTTCTTAAATTGAAAACTTAAACACATTAATGTATTAGGAATATAACTATTTTGTCTCCATAGAACAGCCGCATCAATTATATTAGTATTTCCAAGATAATAATATTCAGTCCACGGAGTGCGAGTCCACCCCCATCCTAAATTGAGCTTCATAAATGTCATCGGTATAGATAGATAAGTCTGATTAGGGCATGACGTATTTTTTACATTTTTGTATAGTAAACATAATTCTATAGCATGTGTACAGCAATCTGTCGCTACAGCATACGGACTACCAAAAAATTTAGCAATTTCTATTTCAAATAATTCAACTGCGCTCATAAAATTCCAATATTGGATCTACTAATTCTTCCTTAAATTTCTGTGTTACTAATTTTTTATTGTAAAACAAATTCCAATTATGATCTAATTTGTCTTTGGTTATTTTATCAGTAAAATAGTTTGGTTCATCTTTTACTGATTGGTTTAATCTATAGATTTCTTTGCAAACTTTATTTAATCTCATTTCAGCGTCTGCTGTATTATCATAACTCTCATCAATGACATGATCAAATGTAACAAATCCTTGATTTTTTAAATATTTCAACATGCCAGGACTTGCCCAGCTGATGGTAGGATGTTTAAAGGCTATTGGTTTATAAGATTTTTCTGAGTAGGCTACAGTATGTATAAGTCTGGTATCAATTGCAGATAAATCGTCTATGCCCGTTTCTACAACCACACTAAATTTTGTAGCATCATACCAGTCTGGATTTATATACCTTTGCCATTGCGTGTTATCTTTTGAAAGATCAGTCGACCCTTGCAAAGTTATGTCTCGCCCGTGATAGCTATATATAGCATCGTCAAGTATAGGTAATAGTTTATCATAGATTCTATCTCTATGACATTTTTGCAAATTCATCAGCATAAGGAACGATTTATCTGCAAAAAGTTTTGGAATATATTTGTCATACCCCAATGATGCATACCATAGGCTTTCGTTTATCCAAGACCAGTTTTTTGATATAAGAACAAATAAATTTTCCTCAGTATTTTGATGCCAATGATCGTATGAGTAGCTATCCCAACAATGATCAACTATAACTTTAAATCCTTGATCTTTCCATTGATATATCCATGGTTCTGCCCTTCTAAAATCAGCATATATCATATGTGATTTATCATAGGATTTTCCATCCTCTATCGGAATTCTTTCAAAATATTGATTCCACAACGGTTCGAAAAAATTAGTCTGCAGATTTGACCATTGATCTTCTCTATATAATAATTTAATTTTGTTCATAGCCCATTGCCTTGGCTATATTAGTATGCGTGTCCAAGAAACTTTGTTTGCGGTATTCATCTGTTTGTTGCATTCTACGCAAAAACTCAGCGCCATCACTGCCTTCACCATTCTTAATAAATTGCACAATACGCAAGATTTCTGCACGATATTTAGGATTAAATTCATGTGAGGTCAATCTATCAATTACTAATTCTTGTGCAGCTGGAGTCATACGGCTAATACACATGTGCCACGGGTCGTGCAACATATTAAAGTAAACATAACCAAAGTTCTGAGTACTAATCCAATCACATAGTTCAGGTAGATAGTAGACATTTTGTATGTTTATGGTTGTGCATAATTGTATCGACATTCTATTCCAAGCCATTCCGGCAAATTTAGCTATATTTTTTTCTACCTGATTCCATTCTGCACCATAACGTTCATACTCAAATTGAGCGCCAATATTATCTATACTAAATGCTATTTCTACATGTTTAAAATTATCCCAAAGCTCTGCAGATTCAGGAAATTGTGTCCCATTGGTATTGTAGTGTATTTCAATATTTTTACTGTATCCTTTTTCAACAGCATATTGTAAGAGATCAAAATGCTGTTGTATGAGGAATGGCTCACCGCCGGTAAATTCAAAATATTTTATATTAGGTAACAGAGTTTTTAAATTATCCCAGAATACTTCAGACTCTCTTGGCCATGCACCTTCCTTAAGGAATGTATAAGCTAAGTGTGTTTTCTTTTCATATGTAGGAATATGCCCATATTTGTTGACTTCGTATTGTACTTCTTCCTGTGCCCATTTACTGCTGGACCAACTACCGCAAATACGGCATTTAAGATTACATATATTACCTAATTTAAGATCAATAAACCATAGTTGATCAGGATTGATATTATTAAAATCAATGTTATCATAATATTCTTTCAATCTTACGCGACTATTAATTCGTTTACTGGTTCGACCTACTTCTTCTTCATCCCAACAACGCTGACATGTTTCTGGTTTTTGGCCATATAAAAAATCACGACGCAATAATTGCATATATCGACTGTGATAAATTTCTTCAAGGGTATGTTCTTTAAGATTAAACTTAACATTTTTTCCATTTTCATCAGTATAATAAATTTCTTCTTTGGCAAGACAACAGGGTCTTGCAGTTCCAATGGGGCTGGTTTCTATACTGATCCATGGTAAGATACAAATTTTTTCAGGTAACGGCATAATTCCTCAAAGTTTGATATTCTGGAAATATCTTTTCAAATGTTTCTTTTCTATATTTGTCGTGTAAATCGTTAACGAGAAAAAATTCTTTTAATAAATGCGATCTATCATCTTCCATAAATCTTAATATTCCTTGATATCCGCTTGTAGCACGTTTTAGATAGTCTTGAGGTTCTAACCATTGAATATGTTTTTCTATCTTTATACGTATTTCATCTTTAAACGGCTGGGGTAATACATCTATGCGATCACGGTCTGGTCCTTGTAGGATATTTATATTCCAATCCTGCGGTTTTAATAATTCTCGTTCAGCCCAATTACGATGAAAATCAACAATATGATGCACGTTATATAAACTAACTGTTGAACTAACATAAAAATCAGTATCAGGACATTTTTCAATCATTTGTTGCCTATTGCGTTCTATTTGATCCCATTTGGTTCCTTTACGTACATATTCAGCACGTGGGCCCATTCCATCTAAACTTGCACCAATGCTGACATTTTTAAATAACTTCCAGTAATCAAGAACATTGTCGTCTTTTAACGTAAGTCTACTAAAGTTTGTGTTATAGATTAACTTAACATCAAACATTTCACGTTTAACTAATTCTTTGAGTATGCGATAATGTTCTTCCATTATCAAAGGTTCACCACCTGCAAAATAAATTTGTTCTAAATATGGTATATGAGGCAATAATTGCTCCCACATGTCGGTTTCTGTGCGACCGGCAAACATTATCTTAGGATAGTTGCGCTTACCGTATAATTCTTCTTCTTCTGTATACCAACTACTTGAGAACCATCCACCACAGGTGCGGCAGGTAAAATTACACAGATTACTAAAACGTATATCATAGTAGCGCAATTTAAAATCTTCAAATGTACCTTCGATCTTAGTTTGATCTACCAACGCTATATGTTGTCCAAAATTTTTATTAGTGCTGTTACGCATACTAACAAATCCAGCCGATTCCTGTTCATAGCATTTACTACACTCTTTGCAGGGTTTTTCTTCTAGCATGTTCTTACGCATGGTTTTATAAGCGTCTTGATTCCAAACAGTCGCCATACTGTCTTGTTTGAAATTGCCTATAGGATGGCGATCATTTCCAAGACAACAAGGATAAGCACGACCATCAGGAAAGGCATGCATGTGTATCCAAGGAATCATGCAGAATACGTCACTTTTAGTCAAACGATCCAATTGGTCTGGTCGTAGATCATCTTCACTGATATACACAGGTTTGCGTGTATGATAGTGATGATTCTTATAATAGTCGTCTTGTTTTTGGTCGCTCATAATGTCAATAATATGTGTTGTGCTATTTTTTCGTGGTCTTTACGAGTAGGATGCCCAAAACCTTTACGCCAAGATCCAAAATTATCTATATTAATGTTTATACTGCCAACCGATCCTAAACAACAAGTTTCAATTAATCGCACACCTTTATTTTGGCATAATAACCTAATTATGTCAATATAGTTACTCTTTTTATTTTCATACTCTTTTTCATCAAATTTATATTTTGTAATAGAAGTATATACTTCAGATAATGATTGTAAATATTCTTCTCGATCAGAGCAAATTCTAGGATATTGATTAACATCAGGATCTGTATAATCTCTAAAATAGTTAAATTTTTTTCCTTGCTCAGTTGTAGCACACCAACTTGGTATTATAAACCATTCGCGTTCATCTGTGCGCCAATATTCTCTTACTGTACTGGTCCAACCTACTATAACCAAGGTGACCTCATGCTTTTTATATCTTATCAATGTATCAATCATATTATGAAATATACCCTCATTACTGATCCCACATAAAGAATAGTTTTTACATTCTACACCTAATGCTTTTGCAACAAGATTAGGATAGCTGTATTGAGTATTCTCTTCATGCTGGTTAGGATATACCAAATCTGCTCCGTGGGCGACCGAGCATCCAAATGCTAATACTGTCATAGTGTATTGTACCAATCTGCCAACTGAGGAAACGTATGTCTAAAGTCTTTACCACGACGTTGATCATACTGTTCATAAAAGTTCTTGAAATCACGCTGTAGAATTTCTCGTGATAACGCACCACTGTGTGGACTATCTACTGTGCGTAAATAATCAATCAATCTACTCAATTGATTCATTTCAAACTCGTGACAAATATATGTATTACGCATATTATTATAAGAACGCGATAATTCATCAGCAAAGTCTTCGCGTACTTCTAACGGTAATACCAACGGGCTTTGGAAGCTAGGAAAACGTAAGATGTTAAGGCTAAAATTAATCGCATCTTTGCCATATTTCTTCTTAAGTTCAACGATACTCCTTAGGAATTCTGATAGACTTATCAAGCATAGTGCGTTTATGGTACACATAACCTGAAGGCCACGCAGTTTACCGCTATCCAATAGATATACCACATTACTGCACCATTGATCCCAATCCAGACCATCACGTATATAAATCGCGTGTCGGCCAATGCTTTCATTACTGGTATATAAATCCAATTCAATACCTTCTGTAGCATCTAATAATCTTTCTAATTTATCTTGTTCAAATCCTAAGTTGCTGTTTATAGCAAGCCGCGTAGCACTCTTGTCACGATTAGCCCGGAACCAATCAATCAGACGCCAGGTATAACCAGACATGAGTGGTTCACCACCTGTAATTCTTAGTTCTTTGAGCGTCTTGTGGAGGTCTGTTTCCCACCACTTGAAGAATGCTTCAACGTAGGGATTAACATCAGTGATAGTATACAGCTGACTATGATCGTGCTCATGAGTGAAATGATTCCTACCATCCGAAACCAAATTGGTATATCCGCCATTACGCCGGATGTCTTTAACCCAAGTACTACTAAAAGCTGGATTACAGTAACTACAAGCGAACTGGCAAGTGCGATCGAAAGCAATCTCCAAGGTCTGTAGGTTAATGTCTTGTTCTGCGTTAGTATTGAAAGCTTCATTTAAATCTCCATCTTCATATATAACTGTTTTATAAACACGGTCGCTGATAATTTCATCAGACTCATCTTCTTGGCTGGCTATGTCTTCTATCTTCCAGCAGTATTCACAACCGCTTGGGCGTTCTCCACGTTGCATCATAGCACGCTCTTGTTTCTTACGAGGTGTATTATGTATGGCTCGAGGATTTGTTTTAATCGCTTCTACATCGATAGCGTGCGGCAAGGGATGATGACAACTGGTAGTCTGTCCTGATCCTAACCATATGGTAGCATTATACCATTTAGCCGCGCAGAAACTCTCAGACTTAATGTCAATAACTCTGCGTTTGTACTGTAGATCTGTTTCGTTATGTAGTTTTGGCATCTAAATCTAAAATATCTAATAATCTGTAAGTAAGTTTTTTAAAGCATTCTTTTGAAGGATGGTCCTCGTCGGGAAAATCTTTAGAATTTGATATTTTTTTACTTATTTCTAAAAATTTATTAACGTAATCACTATGTTCTAATATAAATTTTTTTAAATCAATTTGATAAAAAGATAGTATTTTTTCTTCTATATCCCATGTTCCAAAAGACTGTATAGGTGGATCTATATTTAATAGTTCGCCGAGCCAGCTGGTTATATAGAACTTTGCAAAAGCAAATTCTTCTATAGATTTGTTAACAGATCCAAGTCCACCTATTACTATAAATGGTATATGAAATTCATCATAAATTTTCTGTTGTGCAAATTTATAATTTTGATGATTGAGATATCGTAAACTTTGATCCCATTTGTTTATATCAAACATAGGAAATTTTTTTGCTCCTTCATTAGGATCATCCATAATTATCTGTAATATATCTCTAAGAGGAGTTGTATGAAACCAAATTATATAATCATAATTAGAATTTTCTTTTAATGTACAATATGCTGTTCTGAGTTGTCCATGATTTCCTCCCATACCAACTGAGATATTAGTAACAGTATGACCAGCTTGAGTTAGATAATAATCTATACCAGTATCTTTAACAGGAGTTGGTGTAAAATTGCTAAACCGCCAATCTCGTTCCCATTCTCCTACTCCCCAACTGTCTCCCATGATGAAAAATTTCATGTTAATTATTTTCAGCGTGCCATTTGCACTCTTGCCAAAAGTCTTTCATTTGTGGGAACACATCTGTAAATATTGCTGTATTAGTTCCACCTGCACTGCGACGTTTATCATATTCATTAAAAAATCGATAAAAGTCAGCACGTGTATCGTGTAGGTATTTTTCACTTAACTTTTTGCCCTTCTTCATCCAGTCAATATCACGATGTAGGCGTTGGATTTCATAATCTTTAAATCCATCGTAACGACCACTACCTTCTTCTAATTTGTTCAGTTCCATCCATTTGACAACATTTTCTAAGATACGCACATAACTTTCTGGTAGTATCTGTAGACTTTGCCAGCTGGGGGTTCTTAACACAGGAGTATCAAACCAAATGCGTTGGTATTCAGTGCTATACAGCTTACGTAGTTCAAGTATATGTTCTAATAACTGTTGAAGGCCTAAGATACTAAGGTTATTCATTGTGATGATATAAGTTAAGCTGTTGCGGTGTGGTACTTCAGTCAGGTATTTGTGAACATAGCTGTGTAGTCGGCTTGGACTTAATCCTCGACGAATATATTCTGCGTGATCCGGATTTCCTGTATCAAGGCTAACATACTGCATAAAATGTTCGATGCGTTCACCCGTACATAGTTCTTTAACTTTAGTAAGATATTTGTTAAATAATTCTGGCTCTACACTAAAATTACTGGTAACATCAACGTGTAGATCAGGTTTAGGCATTGATAAAATATAATCAAACACACGATGAGTATTCTTATCCATTAAGGGTTCGCCGCCAGTCATACGGAAATGTTTTAGTTTAGGATATAATTCGGGCCACCACTTCCAGAACGCATCAACATAGGGATTGTTTTCTCTAACAGGGATAGGTTGGCGACGACCTTTGAAATGCATAGGATCGTTGTGCGGATTCTTTGTAGGATATGCTCCCCAACGGTCGATATCTTTTCCCCATTCAGTTGAGAACTGTGGGCTACAATAACTGCAAGCAAGATTACAGCCATGACTGAAGTTTACTTCTACATAACTTGGAGTAACATCTGTGTCCCATGGTTGGTTAACTATGTTATCATAATGTTCGGCTGCCCAAGGTTCACCTGATCGATAATGACGATCACTTAGGTGTCCAGCATCTTCCATTGTCCAGCAGTAGTTACATTCTCGAGGGCGTTCGCCAGCTAACATTTTTTTACGTTGTTCTTTCTTATGCTGTGTATTATGTATAGCACTTGGATTAAATTCTACAACCTGTGCTTCCATTTCATGTAATGGCGGATGATAACAGCTATTGTTTAGTCCTGTAGGCAAGTGCAGGCTCACTTGTTGCCATTTAGCCAAGCACAGAGCAGGTCCTAACTTTTCTTTCATTTCTTCCGCCGATGTCATAAATTTGCTTTTTGTTACCATATTAATTGTCCATATAATGATTATAATTATAATCTAAAATTCCTTGCATTTCTTTTAATACTTGTTGCTGTTTTTCTTGCGGCCATGTCATAATATTTGTAATAACTTTTTTTATTTCGTTGATTCTATGTATCCCTTCACAATAATCATAACTTTCATCCCACCAGTGGCTAAATGTTTTAAATCCTAATTTTCGCAAATTATCTAAATAGTTCACAGGCCCTAATGTTATAAATGGAGTTTTAGCTATGATAGGTCTGAGTGTTTTTTCTGTTGGGAAAAATGTATTTCCCATTATGTAAGTTTCAACAACTAAATCTAAAAATATTTGATCGTAGTAATTTAATAAATTTAAAACATATTCCCAGTGCTCAGAATACGTTACATTTGAGTCCTTATTATGATATAGGTTATCTAACAATATAGGTGTATGTTTTAAAAACTCAACAGCATCTCCAAGACTATCTGCTTGATAAAAATTAATCTTTGTAAGGTCGCTACACAACTTATCAATATCAGTGTGATTATAATTAAAACTTATTAAACATTTATCTTTGTAATTCTTATGTAACCAAGATGATACAATTAATCTATTCCAACTAACCCTTCCAACAAAACATCCTATAGTTTTTAAATTTTCTTTCTTAATTTTAGGGCAGTAGTATTTTTTTACTTTGCTTTTAGTACTAATAAGCCAGTGACTTGTCTTAACAATTATATTATACTCGTCGTGTTTTTCTAAACTATTGAAAGTGTGTATTGTTATTTTTTTCTTATCAATTGAAAATTGATCACACACATAATCCAATACATCGTAAAATTTTACTCTTTTAAGACACAGGCCTTCTTGATTTGTATTGATATCTACCTTACCTGTTTGTTGATATTCGTTAATAATATCCGCAATGCGATATTCTAAATCATATATTTCTCGATCTCTATTTACTAAAGAAATCATTCTCTCACCATTGGCCCTTGATTGCGAAATACACTTTTGTAGTGGTGTTTGAAGAAACGGCTTTCTTCCGGGTCCATGTCTACGATGGGTAGACTTAATTTCTGTCTTAGGATATTTCCGATGCTGGTACAATTATCCGGACCATCATTTTTAAATTCTTCCCATAGCACTGCTAGTTTATCAAAGTCCTGTACATCACGGTAGTCCCAATTATTCAGCATGGTCATCCATGTGCCTAGTCTTGCACCGTAGATGCTCCAAAAGCCGTTTTCAACATCTGCACCCACTGTTTGCCAAATACACAGATGATCGTAGTTGCGATTATGCACTTTGACTTCAAAGTCTATCAGACCCGGACGCTTACCTCTGTCCAAACACATCTTAACACCTTCACGAAATCCAGCACGCCACGCTTGGAATGGTGTGGCATTAGGATACGTAGTTGAATAGCAGTCATGCATGGCCCAATAGTCTGGATAAAAACAAAACTCTACATCATTGGCTTCGCTGCCATCACTGTTCTCATGTGTACGCATAGCATAGACAAATTCTTTAGTCCAGCAACTTAATCCACCATTGCCATACATTAATCCATTAATGTGATTACGTGCCTTCCAACGGAACACTTTGTCTTTATTATCTGTGTTTAATCTTAGCTGTAGATTAAAGAATTCTGCATCAGGTATGTTATCACCATCGATCAAAACAAATCGATCAGTTTCGCTGGCTTCTGCCGCGGCTTTGTGTGCGGCATCACTGCCTTTAACACCATCAACACGACGTGCCCATGGAACTATGTTTTGAATTTTAATCCAAAATTCTTCTTTCTTAGGTTCATCGTAGCTAAGATAGATGCAGTCTAAATCTGCTATATCAGTTATCAATTGATTCATAATATTCTATTTCCGTGTACAATTCATCGGCATCTAAAATCAAACCTGCATGATTTTTGACTACTGCATATCCATGATCACTTTTCTTTAATTTTACACTAATTCCTGGGTCAATTGCAATCTTTTCGACAATTTTTTTATCAACATTTACTTTATATTGAAAATAATTGTTATATATTTCTTGATTTACAACCAAATATTGTGTATCATTTGGGTGGTTTTGCATACTACACATAGTAATTTTGCCCAAATCATCATAGTGTATTCTATATTCTATAGATTGAGGCTCTATAGATCCAAAACTTTCTAATGCCTTTAAAAATTCTTCTTCGCTAAACATTGTTCATATTCCCTAATGATTTCATCTGTCACCCAAGATTTTTCATAATAATGTAAAGGATGATATTGGTTTGTATTATTGATTCTTATCATCGGCAACTCTGTTTCGTAAATAACAGATTCATTCCATTTAACCAATTGGCTAAATTTATTGATTGCTGGTTTCATGTGTACAAAATTTATATAGTCAATGCCAGGCAAGACACACTTTTCTTGACCAATTATTTTAGCTGCCAATGCGTACACAACATCCGTAGTTGGATCTTTATCCCTGCAATTTTTTAATAGGTTATCTCTAATGTATACCCAATGTTTAAAAATATGTTCAGCATACCAAAAAAATTCAGCGGCGGTTTGGCTGTATCGAAAATACATTAATCCATTATAAATATCAGGTAATTCATTGTCATCAAATAATCGTCTATAGGTTCTGTTGGAACTTGGTTCCTGTAAATAATTTTTGCAACCATAACTTAGTACAATATCTTTTAATCTAAATGTAGGCCACCAATGATCAATTGTACGGGTAAATACCAAATCACTTTCTAATTTAATAGTTTCTTTAAAAGGAGTCAGATAAAATACCTGCCATTCATTTGATAATTTCCATTCGTCATCTTTGGCATGATCTTCTGGCAGTTCTATTATATAATCAAATATTTGACGGTGTTGATCTGTAATCTGCTCCAGTGTTTGCCTGTCAACTACCACAGCATATTTGCTATTTGGCATGGTTAATTTAATACTCATAGCCTGTACATAAGCTAATCGTAAATAGTTAATTTCCCCATTTTGGGCAATGGTTAAAAACCCTTGTTGTTCTTGATGTGGCGTTAATCTTGACATATAGATTCTATAAAATTAAAAAAATTATCAGTCAACAGATATTCTTTATCCATAACATGTATATTTTGTTTTGGTATGAGGTACGCTTTTTCTTTTTCTTTTATGGCCAACATATTATTTCTTAAATCAATCGATTGCACAGCACCGTCAAAAGACAGCATAGGCCACGGAATGCCCAGATCCATTCCCAATTCATACCCATTTAAAATGTTATTGGCGATAGTAAATGCATAGTCATTTCTAAAACTGCCGTGTTTGCCGTGATATAATCTTAAATAATACGTATAATTCTGCTGTATTTTTTTTACCATGTCAAATAACATTTTAGATTTAACAGTTTTTCTAAATAATATCACAGTGGCCCATTGGTAAGGTAAAGAATAAATCCCCATAACCGCCGGCCATTCAATATCTGGCAGATCATTGTGTGTCATCATGCGATAATCAAAATCTTGTTCAAATAATTTTAGTAGATTTTGATCCAATACCAAATAATCAGAATCAATTAGGATAGTTTCGTAGTATGGAGATAACTCATATGCTCGAAATCTATCTCCGTTGCGCCAGATGCCCGGTGTACCTACCTTATAGTTTTGGAGAGTATTTTCTACTAAAATAACTTGATCAAATTCTTTAGAATTAACATTTTTATCTGTTACTAATGTAACAGGTAAATTTAAAACATGTTTAACAAGACATGCGGCACGTCTTGCTATTTCAACATAGTTGATTTCAGTATTGAAGGCAAATAATAATACACCTCTAGATTTTTCTTGCACGTCGAATTTCTTCATGTTGAACATGCCACGCATTCATTATCATTTGGTAGTGTTGTTTGCACAGAGATAAGAATTCTACTCGATCAACTTTGATAGGATTTCTATATACATCTTCAAGGAACAATTGATCGCTGTCCCAACAGTTGAGAAATGCTATAAGTTCCGGGGTAATCTTAAATAGACCACCAGCATAGGCTACGTGCAGATCTGTTTGTATCTTCTCACGTAGTATTCTTTTATTAGTTTGGTAGTCAGTGGCTTGCTTGATTTGATCTACTAGTTTATTGATATCGCTCATGCAGCTATTTATCACTACCTAAATTGGGGTCAAAAAAAAGCACTCCGTAGAGTGCTTGTTATATTAATGCATTTATGTAATTGTTGGGGTTCCCCAGGTATCTGTTAGATATGTAGTTTCTGGGTAGACTATATCTACTCTACTGGTTAATGTAACATTAACAGCATCATTGAAATTTGAACTAACTTGACCTTGAGCCGTAGTAATTATATCAATGGTTATAACTGACCCTTTGTCATCATTGGACCCTTGTGTGCCATTAGATCTTAAACGGATATCAACAGAATCACCGGCAGCATATACGTAGGTTGCGCTAGCTGAATTTACCGATACTACAGTTTGATTAGAAGTAGTTAGGCTGTAATACCCTAATGCGGCGTTTTGTGAATTTAATGTACCACCGGCGCCGCTGCGTGGAGTGCTTGATGTAGCAAATAATGTTGATCCGCCTACGTTGGTCTGCAATACTGTGACAAAGTCGCCGCTTCGGCTGGTACCATTATTGTTACTTGCTGTAAGCACTAAAATCAAACGTCCGCCTGCATTAAAAAAATATCGTGCCGCATTACCGCTGGCAAATGTCACGGTCCTTGAAATCGTCGAAGACTGCGTACTACTAGAGTCTGGGAATGAAATAGTACCAGTAAAATTAGCACCTGTAGTAGTAGATCCAGATGATCCATAAGATAATCTATTAGTAGCGATAGTCGTTGCCGCGGTAGCAACATTGGAAAAATATTGTATTAATGCGCCAGAAGTAACCCCAATATTACTACCCGATGCCAACTGAGTTCCACCTTGATGTGCCAGTGTTTTATTTAAAGTATAAATCAATCCAGCCCACTGGGTAGCAGTAACAGTACCACTTGCAGAAACAGTGGCAATTTGTGTAGTAGTTTGGCCATATCCCCACTGATTACTACCTGTGCCCCATACAAAGGCAATATTACCACCAACATTGGTTTGTGCCAGTTCATTATAATCTGTTGCTTGAATTAATCCGCCTGATGCGTATGACATATTTTCTTAACCCTTTTAACTATTTATTCCGTTGTTTGCGATATATAAATTTATAAAATTAAACACTCAATGACACCAAAATCAGCTTGATGATCTTCCAGTGCTATGGCAAAGTAATCAATATCACTATTAGTTGCTGATGCACTACCAAACATATTTTGTGCAGGGATTAATTTCTCACCTTTCTTAACAGTACCTTGTACTTGAACAGGAACTCGTCCTTTTAGTGCCACTGGTTGTCCTTTAGCATTATTATTCATTAAAAACGCTGGGTTAGCTGATATTACTCCAATTGCACGATCACCGTAGGTTGCGGCAGTTACTTCTGCTGTGCCGCCAACTTTAACCACTGTGCCAACAGGATATTCTTGATCGGTTGCATAAATTTCTGCTAAGTCGGCGTAATTTGCTGTAATAGCTGTACCACGTAACGTAGTTGCCCAAACATTGGCAAATAACTGGCTATTGGAGCCGATCTCTGTGGTATTATTTACACCCGGTAATATTGATGCTGAGTTAGCAGCAAAACTAACGACCCGTGTCGAAACTCCTGATTTATTTACAAATATATTTAAATCACTGTTTAAGGTATTATTTTGCATCTTAATAGCGCCACTGCTGACACTAATAGTTTGAGTTGAAGTGTTTCCGATTGTTAATCCATTATTATCGTTAACAATTGACAATGATCCCGCAATAGAACCACTTTGATCGCTACGTAAAAAAGCAGTCGATGAAACATTATTTACTGTAAATGCATTTGTAGCATTGCCTGTAAATTGAAACCCGGTAGAATTTACTAAGTTTATACCTGGATAAATTGTTGTGAATCCAGTAATAGCAGTAAATGGAGTAAATGCTGTAGTATCCTTGCTAACTATTGCTACGACTTGATTAGCAATACTAAATTTTATTACCGAATGACTTAATGATAGAGTATCTACGATTGTATCAACAATGGCACCAGTGGTTGTAGCTCCAGCACCACCTGTGCCGCCAGAAGTTGATGGTCCGATAGAAATCCATGTACTACCGCTCCATACTTTAAGTAATAAATTTGCACTGTCCCACCACAGATCTCCCACTGTTGGTGAGCCTGGTGCTGTTGCGCTAGCGGTTGATGTACCTATCTGTTTCCATTGACTACCAGTATAAACTTTTAATAACGTAGCAGCACTATCATACCATAATTGGCCGGTTAGTGGAGCTGATGGTGCTGTAGAATTATTAAAATTTTCTAATATCTTAATGTAATTTTCATTTAAAAAAGCCCCATAGCCAGAATAGTTTTTACCTACCAAGGCGATGCTGGTAGCTGTAGTATTAACAGTATTATCAGCTACGGTAGCTACCGTAGTACCTGATGATGTAGTGACTATGTATGGCATATTTTATCGCTCTTTATATATTACTTATTATAAAACTACTTCTTTACCTGTTTGTTCTGTATCATTTGTACTAATTTCATGTGCGCTTTCGTGTCCGTGCCATGCAGATAGATCCAATTCTGCGGGAGCAGATTCTTGTTTATCCCGTAGCGCAACTTGGCCTAATAGGCTTGGTTTGACACCTTCAATAAATTCTTCTACTGATTGATATCCCATAGCCTTAGGATAATAAACAACTGACTCGTACTCATCAATATTCTTTGCGCTGTTCTCACTGGCAAATTTAACCATCACTGCTTCGCCTTCAACACCTACTATTTTTACATTTAATGTTGTCATTTTTGATTTTTCCTCTTTAAGCTGTTTGACCTGCAACTGTTCCTATTGCCGTCCATGTTACATAACTGTTACCAACTATATAGTATCCTGCCGCTCCACCTGCGGCTGCATTAGTATCCGATCCCGCACTACCTGTAGAGCCTAAGCCACCTCCAGATCCACCTTGACCAGTTGCTGTGCCAGCACCACCATTACCACCTGCGGCGGTGCCTGTAGAACTACCTGCTGTACCATTTGATCCGTTACCGTTAGCACCGGTACCACCCGACCCTGCGGCTCCACCATTTACCCCAGCGCCACCCCCGCCACCACCACCACCATAGTAGTAGTATGAAGTGCCCTTGCCACCACCACCACCACCACCGTTGTGTACACGAATACCGCTGGCTACGTAGGTATGTACATCTGCAACTTCAAAGTTATAAACATAATCATATGGCTCACCTGGTGTTATTTCTAAAATTTCTGTAGGGCTGCCATTATCGTCATAGATAATGTCTCCAATTTGCAGATGTTCTGCACGCACAAAATGCGGATAAGGTCCTGTGGCATCACGACTTGACGTTAACACTTCGTGATTGCCTGTAATTGTTAATGTACCCTGCTGATGATCGATGATTAATAATCTACTGAATTCATCTGCTTCACTCCAGCTATGTTTAAATACCTGTGTTACAGGTTTAGCTACTAACTTTGCAGCATAATTATATGCACCTGGATCGGCATAGATATCAAACCCATATACCAAATCACCAGAGTTCAATGTTTCAATCGCTACCAATCCATTGGGCGTGTTAATCAATGTACCAGCTGGGAAACATGTACTGGATGTAGAGAAATATCCACCACCGCCACCACCACCACCACCACCATAAATAAATCCAGTGGAGTTATCAATAATTATATTACCTTGTGAAATTGCACTGATACTTAAAGCAGTTCCGCCTGCTGATCCAGCGGTAGCAGATCCGCCATAATTAGCTCCAGTTCCGCCAGCACCGCCTGCACCTTTTATTGTGCCAGCATTAACAATGATAATTTGAGATCCTGTGGGGAAGCTACCAGACTCTAAAGAAGGAGTAGATGATGATGTTGAACCAATTACCACACCTGAATTGATATTTACTCGCAATGTTAGAGGGATCGAAGGAGACCCAATGTATGAAAATAAATTTAAATTATTTGTATTAGAACTTATAGTAACTACCTTGTGTAGTAGTTTCCATGATCCGCTGTCTCTTATATAAACTTCCTGTGGCTCAACCCAAGCACCAGAATTCTTGACATAGATCTGCTTAGACGGATACCACGTGCTGGAATCTTTAACATATACTGGCATATACGTTAGATCCTATACCAAACGTCACCGTTGTTTCCACCTATAGGTGCAGCCGCACTGACTGTTTTTACGCCTTGTGAATTTTGTCCTGTGGTTTGTACGTAACTTATCACGTTGGATAAGTTTGGAACAAGATTACCACCAATGGTCATATATGATGCAAGTACGTTTCCAGAAAATGCAGATGCATACACAGCATTAAAAACTTTACCGCTTTCACCAATGTTTACCGTGCCTGTGTTTATCGGAACAATATCGCTTGATGCTACGGTTTTACCTAATACACGTAAATATGCAGTAGCTGCGATCGACACGTTGCCTGTAACACCTAAAGTCTTACCAATAGTTACATCACTATTAGCAAATGCTACGGCTCCAGAACTGCCTGTAATACCAATAATTCTTGTTTTAACGTTTGCTGAATTAACATAGATATTTAAATCTCTGTCTAATGTAGTATTGTTTAATTGTGCTTCATTATTAATAGGGTTTGAACTGATATTTAAATCGCCCCCGGCGGTTACACCACCACTGGCAGTAAGGCTATATGCTGTGCTAGTATTTTGATCGCTACGCAAGAATTGGCTTGCGTTAACTCCTTGTAAGGTCAATGCATTACTTACGTCACCAGTAAATTGACTTCCTGCCAAGGCGCTAGCACTAATCAAATTAAATCCAGGATTAATTACTGTGAATCCAGATATTGCTGTTTGTGGGGTAAATGTAGCTGAGCTGCTCAGTATTGCTATAACGCTGTCTTGGATGTAAAATTTTGTAACAATTTTATCATTACCACTAGAATCTTTAATAGTTTCAACAATTGGACCAGTTGTACCTGTAGTTGCAGTGTATGTAGGACCAATAGTAACCCATGCACTACCGCTCCACACCTTAAGTTGTGAGTTCGTGCTGTCCCACCAAAGGTCTCCAGTTACCGGATTTGTTGGTGCTGTAGCACTGCTGGCTGAACTTGAAATAGGTTTCCATTGTGTACCATTGTAAACTTTTAGCACATCCTCGTTGCTATCATACCATAATTGACCGGTGATAGCATTTGCGGGTGCTGTAACATTGGTAAAATTTTCTAATAATCTGACATAGTTTTCATTTAAGAAGTTACCATAACCTGCGTAATTTTTACCGATCAAAGTAAGGCTGGTAGCGGTAGTATTTACTGTACCATCTGCGATAGTTGCCAGTGTTGCACCAGCTGTAGTTGTAATTGGATATGACATTGTTTGTACCTATTTTATATATTTACCTTAAAATTAGCTGGATATTTGAAACCAGAAATCTCCATTATTACTGCCAACATCGTTAACTCCTGCATCTGGAGCTGCGGTACTGACAAATTTAGCTGAACCGCCCCACCAGGTTGTAGCTGTTTTTGCAAAAGCCGTTGTTGCTATCTTAGTATCTCCATTGCTACTGAATGTTTGTGATTGTGTAACTGCTATAGCACCATTTTTTAAATCTACTCCTGTAGATGATGCCTGCATAATTAAAGTACTACCAATCACCAAATTAGCACCCGGAATAGTGCTATCAATCCACATGTGATTAGTTCCAACAGCACCACTATAAATTTTATATTTGTAAAGCTGCGAATTATTTGTTACCCATTCTGTAGTAGCTACTTTTGTTGAGCTATCACCTACTGCTTGTGTAGGAGCAGTTAGATTTCCTGAGAATGATCCAGCACCTGTAACATTTAATGCGCCAGTTACTGAAGCACCAGCTGCCAAAGTTAAACTACCTGAAAGTGTTGCACTTAGTAAAGATGCTGTGCCTGTTGCTCCATCAATTCCAAATGCTAAAGTATTTGTTCCGCCGACATTAGCATAAAAATTAAGATCACCATTATTTTTAGTATTCTTAAATGAAATATCATTACCTGACGTAGTAATTTGTAAGTTACTGCTGGTGCCTAAAACTAATCCACCTACATTATTAATTGTTAATACACCATTGAGTGTACCGTCAATATCTGTTCTTAGGTAATTTGCTGAAGGTTGATTGCCTAAGTAACTGGCATTATTGGCTGTGCCCCATAAAGTATAACCGCTGACTAAATTATAACCTGGTTGAATTGATGTAATACCGGTAATACTCGGACTTGGAGTAAATGTATCTTTGCTAATAATAGCAGTGCGTGTATTATCAGAATATAAACTAATTACATAATGATCAGCAGCTAGAGTATCTGTGATAATTTCAACTATAGCACCTGTTTTATGTCCTACCGGATATCCAGGGCCCACTTCAATCCAACCACTAGCACTGTAAGGTGAAGTACCATTATAAACATATAACTGTTGATCATCACTATCCCACCACAAATCACCCGCAACAGTTGTAGTAGGTGCGCTGGTTTGGCTTGTACAACTACTAACAATTTTCCAAGTTGACCCTGTGTAGACTTTTAATAGGCTGTTTCCGCTGTCCCACCATAATTGACCGCTTAGTGGATTACTTGGACTGATATTGTAGCTTGAATTTTCTACTAATCGAACCAAGGTGTTGGTCATAATTTGTCCGTAATTACTATAATTACGTCCAACCAATGTTAAACTGGTAGCAGTATTATTAAAGGTACCGTCTGCGATTGTACCTAGCGATGTTCCATTTGTTCTTGTTATGGTGTACGACATTTTAATTTCCTAGTTATGCTGTAGTGCTCAAGTTAGTTAGTGTTTGAATTCTCACAGTATAATCGATTTGTATAAGTCTATTCAGTGACTTCTGCACTGGACTAAAAATTACATGAGTTAATAATTTACCTGTACCCTGGGTAGACAAATCATAACCTTTAAGGCCTAATTCATCGAACACAAATTCGCCATTTAAATCTGAGCTGTTATCAAATACAGCCTGACCTGATGGTTCACTATAATCTAATAGACAGCTGACTAAAATATCAGTATAGATCTGCCCTGGTGTATGATTTACATCTATCTTATTTCTTAAAGGATCTATATTAGTAGCATTTGTATCGTCTACAATTTTAGCATAGGTTGGATTGTATAAGTCAGCATTTTGTACATTGGTGTTAGTTGGCAAATAGGTAATAACGCCTGTTGGGTCAACAGTAGTACCGCCGTTGCCAAACCACATTTGATAGATAAAACCTGTTGATTTGTTGCTTAACATTTGTGCAATGCTTTCACTCATGTTTTCATAGTGAATTGCATTGCGTTTGTCTACAAAAACTTCTTTGGTATGTGGGTCAAAAATCTTAATATGACCTTGAACATGGATGCCGCCTCGCTCATCTGGTTGGCGTTGCGTCTGTGATTTTAAGATATTTTCTTGTGTATTAGTAGTCATATTCTTATTTATCTTGTTATTATCCATGGGGTTTTCCTAAATCTTAAACCAAGTTAGATATTGACCGCTATAGATATATCTCAATGGGCTAACTAATACGTTTGCACCAGCAAATGTAGGACTTACATTTCCTGTGCCTACTGCTAAAACTACGTTAGCATTAGCACTTATTCTTACTACATCACCATCAACTGGGTTTATAGGCATGTTAATTGTTGTTGTTGGATTACTTGTAAAAATTAATAGTATATTGTTAGTAATAGTGCTGCTCAATGAATATACCCAAGTATTACCGACATTAACATAATAAGTATCTTCATTGTATAAATTAGTTGCGATTGCTGTTGCAGATAATATATTAGTTGTTACATTACCAGCGATAATTCCGCCCGCAACACGTAGTGCATCAACTGAAGAAGCCTGTATATTTGCTGTAGTGGTCTGTAGATTTGATGTCTGTATAGTACCGCCATACACAGGTAGATATGTAGATACATGCGTGTTACCGTAGGCCGCTGGCATCCCAGTTAATTGAGAACCGTTACCAAAATAATAGCCACTGGTGGTAATATTTCCATTGACAGTTAATGTTGTTAAATTGCCTGCTATATAATTTAGCAAGGTAGATCCTGTAGATTTTACAGTAATATATGCATTAGCTGTATCTACTACCGGAAACAGCGTACTTCCTGTAAAACTGGTTAAATTTCCAAGTTGGCTTATCTTAATTGTCATTCTTATTCCTCAGTGATTACCGTTCCATCTTCAGTGGTTAACATATTTATCGCATCTTCAGTGGTCAACTCGTCGGCTTTGATACTTGTAGCATTTAATATTGCTAATTCAGATTTAATAAACAATGCTGGCACTGTTGTAGCACCTGCTAAACCAGTACCATCTGTAGCAGTGCCTGTACCAAGATTGTACCAAACATTGCTTTGTTGTAGTTGTGTATTAGATTTAATCGTAGCTACATCACTGGTTCCTACTACAACGTTGACATTTCCGCCATCAGTTAATCCTATAAATCCTGCAATATTAGAACTTATTGGATAGGTATTACCAGTATAGAACCCATTTAATGCTACGTTGCTGGCTGCAACTACATTGCCAGACAATAAGTTAAATCTATTAGTGTTGTTATAAGATACTAAAATTAAATTACCAGCGGCATTTTCAAAAGCTAAAATAGTAGCAGAAGTGCCCGACGTTAATTGTGTAATGGTATCACCTACATTAGCACTAATAACATTTGCATTAGAATTTATGTAAGAAATAGCGTTAGAGAATCTCACAGTATAGCTTGGTTGCAATGTTACTGTTTCACTTAGCGTAGCTAATGAATTAATTGAAACAGGGTATATTGTAGTAATATTTCCTGATAATGTTATTACATTTGCATTTGATACTGTTTGACCAATGTTGGCTTTGAATGTTCCTATATAGGTCAATGACACATTGGGTGTATCTGTTGCTGTAGATATAACACGGAATCCAGCCCCTGTGCTTGGTTGTGTTATATAATCACCTACGTTGGCCGTGATATTTGCACTGAATTGTAACTGTATAAATTTAACGTTAGTAGTGCTGATATCAGGTATTGTTTGCTGTACGCTGGCATCTGTAACTAATGTACCAACAGGATATGTATTGGCCACTGATGTTCCTTGCGTTCCGCGACGTATTTGTCCTAACGTATTAATATTTGGTAATATCTCCACTAAGGTAGAATCAAATGTTGATGTGGCCGGCATCACATTAGTTGTGATGAAGTAGGCATTGGCACTGGTTATTGGTGCTATTGCTTGTGGAACAACACCATTTAAATTAGCAATAAATGGATGTACTCCAACATTAGCCCACGGATGGAGTACATTACCGGTACTATAAGGAATTGTTATTTCAACTCCATTGATTTGTATATTGCCATATCCTATATTTGCACCAAATACTCCACTATAGGCTACTACTACGTTTGCGTTAGCAGAAACATTGGCCATAACTCTCAAATTGGCACCTGATGAAGCTTGTGTGATATAATTGCCAATGTTAGCAGTGATAGCACCACTCATTTGTATTTCTGCAAATCCTGGGCCAGTAACCTGTATGTTGCCTGATCCTAAAGTAAATACGTTGGTATTAGTATAAGCTACATAAACAGAATTATTAGACATTCCGAGAGCAGTCACACGTGCATTGGCATTGCTGGATGGTTGCAAGATATAATTATTGACATTCACAGAGATGTTGCCGTTAAACGTAATTACATTACCGTATCTTAATACGGAAGAATTACTATATGCAGTACCTGCTGTCCATGTTGTTTGATCTTTGTAGTAATTTCTCCAATAGGTAATACGCTCTGCTCCAATGAATACCACTCCCATATATGGTGGTATTGTGGATGCATCTGATTTTGGTAATACCGTAGGATCTGTAACAACAATGACATTATCGGTCAATGATAACGCATTAGCTAATGTAGTTGTCTGATTATCAGATATACGGATATAGTTTGTTTGTCTCAACATATTGTTGAATATTCTATAACCATAGATATGTGGACCATCTTGTGTAAACACACGCATGTCTAAAGTATCAAATAATATACCAGGAATCATTTCTTCAGGCGCATGGCTCGAATAACGATCTACGTAGGCGCCACCATCCACATTAATATCTTCTGGTCGTGTGCCCAATGCCGCATCAGTATAATTACTTTGTATTATGCTGTCAATCGATTCATTACTGAGCATAGGATTGCCGTCGCTGTCATAGCTAATATTATCAAACGTACCAAGATCAAACGTACCACCAAATAATGGTGTTTCATTAAATTTTGCGCCTTGTACTTGTACTCCTGGATAATCAACCCCTGGTACTAATTGGTTAAGATCTCTAGCTGGCATAGTGGTCGATGGTTGATAGTACCCAACGATTCTATCATTAGCGTTGGTAAATGCATTAGCGGCAAACACAGTATAATCAGAGTTGATAAATGTATTGCCTGTGGTTATATTAGCATTAACAGCATAAGCAGATCTAATTCCTGCACCATCTACGTGTGTTACAATATTACCACTAATCACACGACCATTTGCACCAAATACTGTTTTGTAATATGTTGTATTAGCTGCCCATTCTGTGACAATGCTGGTATAAGTAATACGGTCAAATTTTAGTGCTGTGTCAAACGATCTAACTTGGCTATTTTTAATTACAGCATAAGCTGTGGCTGGAATAGTAGCACTACCATTAACAACCACAGTAGGAGTTGAAATATATCCTGCACCTGGATTATCAACTACAATATGGGTAACACTGCCAGTATCACCATCAATATAGGCTGTAGCAGTTGCACCACCACCACCTCCGGCACCACTAACAATAGTTACCAATGGCGGTATGTTATAACCTAATCCAGGAGTTTCAACAAGTATACTACCTACTGTAAATTTCCTATTGTCGTACCATTGGTTATATGGATATGTCTGCCATATAGCAGAATCTGTTTCAATATACTCACCGCTCGGACCACGGAAGATCTTCAATGTAGTATCATAATATGGAGGAAGATCAAAGTCTGTAACTGTACTCTGATATATATCATTACCAGTATAGTTTAGCAGATATTCTCTTATCTTAGTTCTATAAGGTTTTACTTCTTCTATATAGCTTTGATAATATGTTTGATTGTCTCTAATATAGCTTGGGAACTGACTTAAAGTTCTCAAATCATGTGTTGCGCTGATAAAGCTGGTTTTAAAGATCCAATCAACATATTTTTGTTCAGTAAATAAGAAGTTAACTAAGACAAAGAACAGATTGTTAAACTCACCTTGCAATTCATTGATAAAGATGTCTTCTTTAAGAGCATAGATGATATTACGTATTTCTAAGTTAGGGTTTTGATCATATCTGTTAGTTGCATATCCTTGATTACCAAATCCAAGAGCATTATCAGCATAATTACCTAAAGAAGTGTTAAGTTGAATTGTGCCGTTTTCGATGCCAACCACCTGGAATGAGCCGTCATTTAATACTGTAAGGATATTAAATCCACCACCAATCGCATTACTGACTTTAACTAATATTTCATCGCCGCCGGCCACAGGTAGTTTTAGTGCATCTACTAATGTGTCAACTACATATTCGATAACTTCTGTTGGGCCAAATCCGGGTGCGTACCAATCAACATACTCCCAATACAAATTAGTTTTATAACTCTGTACCTGTATGATTTCCCAAGTTCTATTATTGGTTAGTTGATATATGACCCAAAGATTATCTTGAGTGGTATCTTCTTCAACTAAAATTTTATATCCAATTGGTAACCCACCAGTGTCAATATAATTTAATTCTATTTCGGTCGCTATCTTAAGATTGTATGCTCCACTATTTGAATTAGGTTGTGCTTCAGCTGATTGTAGTTGACTTATGTCGTATTGACGTACTATTGGTTTTTCTATTAATACAGAATTTACATAATCTACCATTTCATTAATAGCTGTTAGTCTATCAACGAACATTGATTGGCGTGGTCGTACTTCTATGCCATATCTATCTGCTAAACTTAGCTTAGGATCCGGAACCACTGAACCTAAACTATCGAGACCTGCTAAACTATCTACTAATTTATTAACAATCTTATCAGGTACAAAATCTAATGGATTATTTTTTTGTACTAATTCATATTCGCTATGTATGATATTAGTATTAATAATCAATTGATAATCAAAATGTAGAATAGTATTTTTAGCTGATAGATATTGAGCAACATTATATAATATTATCGCTCGAGTATCGATTACTGCCGCATAAGTGATACCTTGATTTTTAGGATTAGCAATAATATCAGCTATAGATGAAGTTGGTAAATTTCTTGCAGGATCGTTAGGATCTACCCCGGTTCTATTTTTAACCCAATAATAATATTTACTACCGATAATATTTGTAGTTGGATCTACAAATACTATTTCAACATACGCACCGTCGTCAGCATATTTAGGTACACCATCACCACCACTGCTTACATAGCGACTTGGTAATACATTACTTTCAACCCATTCACAAACTTCAATTTCGCTACCTGGGAATAATTCTCCCCAATATCTACTACGATATACTAAGGTATCTTGCTCGTAATCAATGAATCGTACTAATGACAAGTTCCACCAAACTTGGCCAACTTGATTATCATTCCAATATGTGTCGAGATTAATATCTGCGTTGGTGTTATTTCCTCTATTATAGATAGCAGGATCGTATTCTGTCTTATATGATATTTCCTGTTCTGCTTGTCCAAGGATACGTCCCTTAGCCGGATCTATAAATTGTAAGTTATCTAATATTATATTAGTTTGACTATTATAAAGATATATTCTACTCACAGAATCTATGTCAACTTTAGGTTGTTGATAACGTATTAATTTCCAACCTCTGGTCATAGTTGGATTTTCAAATATATAAACTGATCCGGCATCCGAAAGTACAGTGTCGTCGCCTGGGGCGGACACAGTAACATAAGTTCCTTCAATGTCTAATGCATATCCAAATTGGTCACCTGTGTTCAGATCGCCGGTACTGAGTTGCTGTGCAAATGCATAACGTCCTGGGTGTTCAACTTCGTTACGTGGGTCATCGTATAATTCGTAGATGTAAACACTACCACTGCCCTGGATTTGATCAAATAATGCCGTACTATTATTATCTAATACAGTGGTATTAGTATCAAAAGTAGTGTACCCACGTGTAGTACCTCGAGCACTACCAATTACCAACATATAGGCATTAGCTGCTAATTTAACTTTATTACCAAAATATTCACCAGCTGTTCCATAGGGATTGATAATGATCTGCATGAATGCAAATACGATCATATCTGATGCGGCAAGAACTCCGGCACTGTTAGGTTGTGTGGTACCCGACAGGATACGCAATAGATTTTTAGCCACAGTGCTGTCACTATCCAATCTGAAATATCCGTTTTCATTTACTGCGGATATGCCTAATAGATTTGCATCGTTGATGTCTTTAACTAAACTGTCTAAGCTAACCATCGGATAAGCTACAATATTAGCACCGTTTACCGCAATTACGTTGCCATATCCGTAATTTAAACTACTCCAATCACCCGAGACTGTCACTGATTGGCCATAAATTACATTAGCTAATACAGTTAGATTGGCGCTGGATCCTGTTTGTGTGATATAATCACCTACTTTCACAACAACATCACTGTTTAAAGTTAAAATATTGCCACTGGTAGTTGGCATTAATCTGCCAGAAACTGTTATTTCAAAATTGTCAAGTCTGATACTGTCGCCCGGAGTAAACACTGGGTTAAGCACGGTGCCAGTGTCAGTACCATATAGACGACCTCTGTTGTGGAATTTCCAAACAGCGCCTGTGTTAAATTCTATTCCATTATCGTAATTTGGTGCACCAATATAAATCGCACAGTTGTTTGAACAAATCGTTAGGCTGGTACCAAAGAATGCATTGGCTTGGATGGCACTTGTTCCGCCTTCAAGACTGTCGATGCCAATAAGTTTCTCTAATAGAGAAAATTTATTTGTTTCAATTAGTATAACTCTACCAACTGCTGGTGGTGTGATAAATCTTACGGTATTTGCACCTACTATCGAATAATTAAAAACTTCAATACCATCAATTGTTACTCTATATACTTGTCCAATAGTATTTTGAGTAATGTAATCACTACCACCAGTACTATTAAATGCTTCAATTACGCGATCGTATACCCATACAGCACCTGCACCAGAAAAGCCTAATACGTTATCCAGTGGTGCACCGACTGCTAATTGTGCGCCATCAAAACTGGAACTCAATGCAAACCCAAAGTTACTTCCTGTATTTCCTGTAACGTTACCAAGTAATGCATAGTAAGGCTGTTGAGTAACTATGATATCGTTTTGTGCTACATTTGAAGTAAAATTTATTATATTACCAGTCAACGTATATTCAATGTTAGGAATATATGTTTTAACACCCGATTTTACTAAAAGTGATCTTGCATCATTGGTTACTGCGGGAATAAATCCATAACTAGCCAGATTTATATTGCTGGTAGTAGCCGTTGTGAATGTAGCATTAGCATAAAGCCCAGTGTCAACTCCATTAAGGAAAAGATTTCCCGAACCTACGTAGGTTGGTTTAACTGCGGCATTAGCACCATTGACCGACAACCAACCTGTGGTGTCGAATCTGTTGGCATCCTGATAGAATCCGTAGACTTTGTTACTGCCTGCCACTCCTCTAAATAAGAAAACATTTGCGCTAGAAGTTGATTGATAGACATAACTTCCAATATTTGCAGATATAGCTGCACTGACAGTTATATTAGCGAGATTGTTTGTTGTTCCTGGTAATGGTACAATATTAGTTAAACTATTTACAGTTACGTTGCTGCTAGCAGTTGGCCATGTTGTTGCGGTTACTTTGATAACAGCTCCTGTAATTGGTTCAGTTATTACGTCACCAACATTAGATGTAATAGATCCCGCACCAGCTAAATTAGCCAATGATATAATATTTAGATTATTGACTGAGATAGTTTGTGACTGATAAGGAACAAACCTATTTAATCCATAGATATAAACTTTATCATTGCCTGGTGCACCTACATAAAGCCAATTTCCGTCCTGATTATATGCTATGCTTGATCCAAAAAGATCTTTTTTAGGATTGGTTGTATCACCAACAAGTATCTGCGAAATGTCAAATGAATTACTGCTTGGGGATCTGACGTAGGTCATTACATAACCCACATTGCCGTAGCTACTTGGTGCACCAATCGCTAATCTTGTTGCCGAGGATTCTCCAATGGATAGGTCCACAGTGGCACCAAATCCATATACATCATAGTCAAAGGGTGCTGGTTTAATTGTAAATGCTTCTCGGAAATCTCCTTGATAATCTTTAACAAATGTGTTAACAACACCGTTGCCTTTAAAAGGTGATCCTGTAACCACTGTCAACCCATCAGCACTCATTTTTAAACTGGTTCCGTAGCCATCACCTGAGGCATATTCTAAACTGCTCTTTGGTAGAGCTTGTTTTACTGCCCAAGGCTGTTGTTTTTCATAGACCTTCCAAGTACCGTTTGGTTGTGTGCCAAAAGGCTGTCCTTGTACAGCAGACGTTTCGGCATCATCATCAATCCAAATCTTTTCTCCCACACGCCAACCGTTGGGTGGATTGCTTAGTCCATAAACACGACAGTCTTCCATATAAAGGAATCGCATGCTGTTTAATACAAAGAATAATCCTTTGCCAGTTAAGGTAGTTAAATTTTGTACTGTTTTTGAGTACTTGACCATTACATTGTTTAAATCCACTACTTTGTAAACCTGATAGAATCCATCATAATCTGTATCAAAGTTACGAACAAAGAATATATCATTGACCGACAAGCCATGCGGAGTATCTGATGTCCAGGTAATATAATTATCTAAACTATTTGTTACACTAATAACAAAATTATTAGTTTCAGTTATTCTATAGACATTCCAATCTTGAGAGAAATCTTTAGCGCACCATATGGTATAGCCAGTACCAATTTCTCCAATCTGGCTATCAAGTTCAACATAATTAGCAAGATCGTAAATAGTTGCATCTACGTCATCTACATTGACATATCCAGCAGTTTTAATATCATTATCATAATTACTGCTTTCAGTTCTGTTGAGTGCAATATTACCATTGAACTGATTAGTTGATTTATATAACTGTGATTTATTAAAGATTGTTTCACCATTACCTAAATTACTGTTAGCGTCACCCACAAACTGTGCTAGGCTCGGGTTAACCCCAAATTTCTTTTCGTCTAATGCAATCTCTATATAAGGGTTAACATCAAGAGCACCATAAGTACCAATTCTGATAGCCCACTCTTCGTATAGGCTAATGTTGCTGGTCATGTTATTAAATTTGGCATCAATCAATTGATTGATTGAATTCATTGTGCCTTTTTGTTTAATATAACCCTTATAGAATTCGATTTGTGTAGTTTGTGTCAGGCCAAGGTTTGATAAGAATTCTCTTGGTCGGAATCCGATTAGCCCATGACTGTATTCAATTTGTTTTTTACTGTCAATATTTGGATAAGAATCATAGTAAGCCTGACTTTCAGATGCAATGGTACTAAAGTTTGGTAATATGCCTGTCTGTATTTCACTTGATGCTATTTGTTTCCAATAACCAAATTGAAAATCTGTGCTGGCAATAATATTTTGTAATGCTGTATAGTATTGATTTTTATAATTAACTAAATCACCTCGTAGATAATCTTTACCTGGTTGCCAAGCATCTATTACTCCACTATTATAGATAAAGCCCGGTGCATATAAACTACCGTCCCAATCGGCAGTTTTTTGCCCTTGAAGCTTAAGGCGATATTGTCTATTACCAAGCTCTGGTTTATATATAATGTCATTAAATACTGTGGTATTATCAAATATCAATACATGTTCATATTGCACTAAATCTACTTCAACATAACCAATTACGCTTGCAGGATTAGATATAGTAATTCTAAAGTTGTTCGGATCTCTGAGAACTTCGTAGTCGTTGTTCTTAATCAATTTGAAATTTTGATCAACAATGCGACTACCGTACTGGCTATCAGATATTCCATCTGAAATTGACTGTATGCTAATTGCCTTAAGACTGTTAGCCACAGGACTTAGTACAATGATACTACCCGGTTTCCATCCTTGTTGCGACCAATATAAAAATTCTTTAGAACTTAATTTCCAATTACGTAATTCACCAAGTCCATCATCATTATCTGTAAAAACAAATCCTTGTGCCAGTAGATATCGTTGATAACTAATTAAGAAATCTACTATCTGTTGTTGACTGGTAAATTCGTATCCGTATGGCACTACTAATTTAAGATTTTGATAATCACGAAATATTGTAGCAGAACTATTCAGTACAGAAATTCTTTCGGCATTATTATTAATAGTGCTTGGGATTATAGTAAAGAATGGATTATTTAGATCATATCCTCGAATACTATAACCATTGGTTGTTTTTTCAACTATTACTGCACTGTAGACTAATTTTTGCGTTGGAGTAGATTTATTAAGATACACTTTGTAGTTCTCGTTAGGAATTACAATAGTGTCATTGGTACTACCGGGTGACGTTTGTTCTGCTAATACATTTAGATATGTTTGATCAGTAAATCCAGCAAGTTTATAGGCAAGATTTACTTGATAATTTTTCAACATTGTTGAAATCTTATTACTTGGGTTCACTCCTTGACTGATTAGATAATCAGTAATCCAATTTAAATAACCAGCACCTCTATATATAATTCCGTTAATAGATTCACCGTTATAACGTATATCGTTTTGTGTTAGATGATTTTTAGTAGTATAGTTTAGATACTGTGTAATATAGTCTGCATTTGTCAACAGCTGAGTAACAGCATTGTATGGAGAGTAATTATATGTATCTATGTTTAATCCAAAATACTTCCCAGGAGTCGCTAATGCTATTGCTTGTTGTACCGCATACGGAAAATCACTGCTAATACGCCACACATATTCTACAGGACCGTATTGTCCTACTGCCCAAGCACTTGCACATCTTGTGGCATTATAGCTGGCAGTTAACAACGAAGCTGGGGGTAATAAATTACCGTTTTCATCTACAGGAATAATTGTTGTTAACCCCGGTCGTGCATAATTTGTGTCTATACCGGCACGAACACCGTAGCGAATACGTCCTACTTCTAAATCTTGCCACAGCAATTGATTACCGCTTGTATATGGAGCTGGTCCATAGTAGGTTTGCCACCAGTCTGGTTCAACACTGAATCCCAACATTTCCCATGGGAATAAGTGAGGATAAACGGTATCATAAAAATATTGATAACAAGCACGCCAGCTACCTGGCAATTTCTCCCCATCTATTCTATCGTTAACTAATCCATAATTCCAAGTAAATAGATCATTACTTTCAAATGTACTATTAGTGTTGAAATCTAACTTGTTATTACCTACCCAGGATTGAAAATTCTTACTAACTAATTGTGTAATTTCTGTAAGTGTATATTCACTGTCACGGAATTTTCCAGGAATAGTTCTGATAATGTCATTATATGTACCAGTATCAGGTAATTTAATATTATTAAAAATACGTTTTTCTAATTCCAACAGAATGTCATCTCTATAATCCCCAAATGCCGGGGTGATACTTCCGTCGTGCCCTCTTATAACATCTATAGGAGTTCGATAGGTGTTGTCATTAAATTTGCGTGGAACAAATTTTGACCATAATCCCAATTTGGTCGGTGTTTCGGGAACATAAGATCCATCAGTATTAGCATATTCTACAAACGTAATTATGTCATCCACTGCAATATCTGTTAATATAGTGACGGCTGGTCGATCGGTTCTAAACTTATAATCTACATCTTTTATCAATTGGCTGTCGTTAAGATATACTAGTATGGCTGTATTTCCTAATGTGGTATCACTGAACACATTAGTAATTTCATAGTCTTTATCCAATGGATTAAATACCGTGTAATTTAAAGTATTTTTTAAAGTACCATATGGTATCATGTCACTATAGAACCAAGGAAATGACGTATTTTTAATCTTATTAATTTCTGCCATGATTAAATCTACACTGGCTACAGGATCTGTAGGTTGTATTCCTGTTAATGTTGTACTTAATTCTAAAAATTTATTTTTAAATCTAGCATATTCTCTTTGTGCATATCTTATCGCATCAACAAAATTGGCCTGTTGATCTAATAAGAATAGTTCACCATACGGTACAGGTGCACTGTGTTGCAATATGCTGCCACCTTGTTGTTTGATGTCAATGTCACGCAAGTTACTAATTCCAATAACATCTCCTATTAATGTTGTGCTGTTTTGTCCTAGTGCAACTAAGTGATTGCGTATGCCGCCTAAGGTTAAAACATCTACATTAGTATTTTGTGCGTTAAGATCAAGATTTAGTGGTACTTGATAATACCCAAGTTTACTAATCTCATTGCTATAGACTAAGATATCAATCTTGTCTCCTATAGTAGGAGTATCAATAACTCTAATGTCAATGATGTCACCTTGCTTTGGCGCAGTACTAAAATTTATTGCAAGATTGTCGACCGTATACAAACCAGAAGCTTTGCGTGCAATTCCGTTGATTAATACCAAGACACCATCAACTGTTGAAGTTACATTAGTTAATTTATATTGTGTGGTTATGCCATCTCCAATGAATTTTTGGCCGATTGTCAATCTGATTTGATTAGATACTAATACCCACTGGTCAGAAGTTAGGTATCTAAAATTCTTAAATACTTTAACATAAGGAATTGACGCTGATGTAACCGGTGTAACATCTATAGGAAATATATTACTGGTACCATCGTAGACATACCCAATTTGTTGATATTGTTTGCTTGGTTCGACTACTGTTTGCCAAGTATTTCTTGGTTGAAGAACATATCGACTGTTTATCTTTTGTAAGAATCCCATCGATGAAATGTTTATATTATCTAAAATTATACCTTCATCGGCATAGCTAAAAGTATCTGTGGCAAAGTAGTTTTGAAATTCTATGTCGCCCTGTGTGCTAAAATTTTTATAACTCAGTGGGAATCCTAATACAGAGTCATTAACTCCAGCTGTAGATTTTAAATATCCGAATAATTTAGTACCCGCAAATGTACTGCGAGTTAATTGGCTAAGACTCTTACCATTTGATATCGAACCAGTAGTGGTATCAAAACTACTATTGTAAACGTCAAATAGTGGTTCTTGTTGAGATTGTGTTTTTTGTTGGCTTTCTAACCAATTGACCCCATCGTACCACCAATAGCTACCTTTATATTGTCCATCAGTTATCACAACAGTATCATATGTTTCAACATCACCATCATCTGCTTTAGTTAACTTAATATATTTGGGTCCGTTTGGTATACCGAGGCTATCAACAGTATACTGCACTAAGTTAAGCGTATAAACTTTGTTTCGTACCAATAGATCTTGATCTGCGGCAAATACTACACGCATTCCATCAGTTAATGTAACTCCAAATGCCGTGCTTAAAACACGTCCTTCATAGTCATTAAATGCGTCTAATGTTGTGGTATCTAAAATATCAATTGGAAATTTACCTACTCGCCCATTATTAAATAATAGTATGTCACCTTCAAATTGTATAATTGGACGTTTAGCTCTTTGATCCTGATTAAATATTGAGATTTCTCTGCGATATTCAGCAGTTGCTGAGATCACATCTCGATGAAACCATCGATTATTTCGTGACCACGGATTACGATCTTTACTAACACGATTGATTGTAATATATTCAGGAAATATTTGATCGGGATAATTGAGTGCGTTTTCATCATTATATGATTCAGGAGTTACTAATTCATCAATAGGTACTAAATCAATGCCTCCAACGAGATCACCAACGCTTTCAACATAGTACTGATTGTTTTGATATGATGCTGGTAATACATCAGATGAAAACTGTATTTTAAGGCCAGACGTAAATTCTATACCGTTAGGGCTGGTATAATTTAGTTTACCGAGGATATCTGTTTCTACATCAATTTTCCAATCGTTGTAATCAACAATCTTAAATGATGTATTAATCTCAGACGCAATCTCATCTTGTGCAAATAATATATTAGCTAAACTACTGAGCAGTGGGGTCTGATAAAAGAACCCATCATAATCTTTGTAATATTCTTTGTTAGCATTAGTTACACCGTATCTAACATACACTTTTTGATCAATAGCTACATCTCGTATGTGCACCATTTTGATCAAAGGATCGTTAATACCAATATTAACAAATTGTACACGCCAGATTCCATAACGTAAATCATACGGAACCAATGCACCAGCATCATAACCAGTTGAAGTAAATGTATAAGTTCCGCTGGCATTAGCAATAAATGGTGAACTTAAAGTAATGTTAGCACCGCTGACACTGACTACAGTAGTATTGGCTACAATACCTGTACCAGAAATTATCAAGTTAGCTGAAATATTAGTACCAGATGCTAATCTAATATTTGAACTACCGACCGTACCGCCACTGACTACTGTAGTATTGGCAATTACTACATTGGGTGCTGTCCAAATTTCATCGCCGCGATTATTATATTGATCTTGATCGACGAATACTAATTCTTTACCATTGAATTGCCCAATAATTCCACCGTATTGCGGAAATTTGGTGACAAAGTTGCTGACAGTACTATTTTGAAAATCACTGTAAACCAACGGAGCAGCATAGTCAACACTGGCTATAGTTGGCATGTTGACAAATCTATCTTGTGCTGTTTTCTGTGGAATATAAAATGTTATAGTACCATTGTCAGTTCCATTATTTTCTACTCCAAGCACATCACGTGAACTTAGTGTTGGAGTGGCCGACAGGACTCCATCTGTACCTAATTCAGTTTGTATCCAAAAAGGATAACCTGGTTGGTCGATAACAAATTTATAAATGCCGCCACGTGGTAATGTAACACTATTGTCAATTGCGCCATTGGTAGTATAAATGTAAGTGCCAGTGGCTGTATCACGAGTGACATTATAGGTCCTTTCAAGTTCTATACCAGTAGTGTCAACTTCTACAGGATCGGGACCATCGGGTAACCAATAGTATTGGCTAAAGTTAACAAACTTATCAAAACTAATTAAAGGATCAAATGTGTAATATTCGTTGTTGAATAGTCGATTTTGATCGTCAGTGAATCCACCATAATACTTAATCTTATTAAGATAATCAACGTAATTACTAAAGAATGTAACATTGTTTTGATCATCTCGAACTACAGTACTTGGCTCAAGTTGATAATCTCGTCTATCGTTTGAGTCTTCACGTATGTAACTATCACCATTCTTATATGTTGGTGCAAATTTTCGACCAACATAACCATATAAATTTGTCAGTGTAGGTTCACTAACCAGTTGATCCATGGTCGCTGATAAAAATTTCTCGTTCGTATCAGTTTGGAATACTGTAGGTAAAAAATTACGGGTTTTTCTTACGGCCATTATGTTATTTTCTCATCAACTTTATTATATTTAAGCTATTACAACTTGTCCGGTTTGATTGATCTGTGCTGCTGTAATTGCGCTGATAATCTGTATGTTGTCTACTGTTGCGCAACTGATTATAATCTCATTAAAATTTGCATTAATCTGTAACAGACTACCAAATGCACTGCTTTGACTCGAAGGAACAATTAAAATACTTGAAATAGTGGGGGCTAAATTAGTATGTAGGTATGCTGCCAATTCACTAAAATAAAATGTTTCACCAAAGTCCCAATTGGAAATATCAAAATATGTATTAATAGCCCCAATCACCGATGTTTTAACATCATTATCGCTGATAACTATACTCGGATTCTTAACTACTTTGAAAATAGCCTGTAGAGTAGGTTCTGCTTTTGCTCCAAAAATAGGTTTAAATTTAGCTGGATTGTAGATGATTGTATCTGATATGGTTTTATAATTTTCAAGTCCACTGTAATTTAAAGACAATGTTTCACTGGTTGGTGCTGTTGGCTCAGCTACCACACCCGATGTATCTTGAACCCAAGCAGTATAATCTGTAGCGTATTGTTTGGTTAAGATATACAAGTCAATGATATTATTTGGACTGGGATCGATGCGACGATAGTTTGGTGTATTGTGGCGATATTGGAAATATAAATCTTGGCGACCTACCTTAGCTGTATACCCAGTTACAAGATTCAAGGAATAATTTGCACCGCTAATTGCCAATTGGTAGAAATTATTCAATGGTGGTATATAGAATAGTTGACCATCTTGATATAGTGTTTTAGCTATTTCTGCATCTCTGAGAGTATTGTATGTCGATATAACAGTATTAGCATCCACCGGTGTTTGGGCAACAAAATTATCATAATCGTATGTTTCTTGGAAATAGACATACTTGCTGTTGGGATTTATCGACGGATCTACTATCAATTCAAATAGTTCTGGATTATCGGGGATCCCGTCGGTGTTAGTGTCAGGGAATGTTATATATATCTTGTTAGGATTTTCGTACCCATCAGCTTCAATAATACTCTTTAAGACATACCACTGATAATCAAGTGCTAATGAGCTTGCCGAGTCTGGTTGGCTGTTCATCTTTAGGACTTTAACTTGATCGTGTACTGTTAGTCCAGTTTTAGGATCAAAGGCCTTGACCGTATCATCAAAATAAAAATTAGTTTCTAATACGCTTTCAAATACGTAATTTAATCCTCGATAAAATACTGTATAGGTTTGACCTAATGTTTGGAATCGTATGATCCAGCTGGAGTCTAATCCATTACCACTGGTGTCACCTGTGTAGGTTAAATTAAATGCACTAACTGAATCAAGATCTTGTGGAGCAATAATTTTCCAAGAAGTAGAATTTACATCGTAACGAAGACCAAAATCCTCAAATGCCTGAACATAACTGATCATTGACGAAATTAATGTTGTTGAAAAATCTAAGCTGAATACTGCAAACACTTTGTCTGCAATAGCCCCCTCAGGAACTGTCTGGTTTAAGGTAATAGGCCCTGATCCATTAGTAAGATTACCTATTCCTCCGTTGGTTCCGTCCCCAACTACCAATTCGACTGATGTATAGATGTAATATTTGTCACCGCTTTTACCTGGTGTACCAACTTGAATTGTATTTTGTGCATCAAAATAATTACCTGTGCCGGCCGAAAATCTTAAGATAGCACCTTGACGTACATACTTGTTAGCACTACTAACCACAGTACCAATTTGCAATATTTTTCCGGTTGAGTCATAAAAATAACCTGTTGATCCGTTGGTGATAGCTGTTGAGAAATGCCAATAGATATCAGTTAAATTAATCAATGGATAGTTTGCATAAAAATATTGTAGCGTTTCTTTTTCAGATACTATAGGTTTAACTTGATTGTTAATAACTTTATAAATGTCGTTAGTAGTAATATAGTCAAAACCAAAAGATTTAGTAAAATAATCTCTGTATAACATTCCATCCTGACAGAAAATATTTGTACTTGAATACTTGCCGGTAGTATCAATAACATCTAAGTAGCGTGATACCCCACTGCTGGTACGATTAACTGCTTTGGCCTTTAATACATCACTAAACAATGTATAAGGTAAGATATTATAGTCTTCGCCTGTGACCATACGATTCTGTGTATAGTATTGTTGTGGTGCTTTTTGACGAATATCTTCAATGGTTTCTCTGCTGACAGCATTAGCTATAGTATATTGTAGGCTCGCACGAATTGTAATAGTTTCAATTCTACCTGTGTGACTTACGTAATTAATTGGAACTACTATGCCCTGCATTTCTGTTGGAGTTATTTTATAGTTCAATCCATTGCTTGTTCTATAATAGATGCGGAAAGTACCTTGTGGAACATTGGCGAACGATCCATCACCAAACACTAAATCAATTTGATCTCCAGCACGACTATTAACTTGATAGATATTTCTGTTAGTAGTTTGATTATAGATAACATTAGTTACATTAACCGCCGGAACCTGTGACCATAACACGTCAGGCTGACCATTTTTATTTAAACTATAAACCCACACATCGTTATTATTAATATTATCAACATTGATGCTGTAAACACGATTGGGTAAACTTTCTAAGAAATTAACATCTACACTTGCTAATGTTCCTTGTTTGAAATAAGTAAAATATCCTGTATTAGAGCTGTAATTACCTAAACCGTCGTTTTTGTATAAAATATTAAAAGGTAAATTGGGTCTTGGTGCTACTTCATAGATGTAACTTTTTTCAATACTGGTTGGACTTACCATCTCAAAATCAGTTGTTGACCCTTCAATACTTGCAGTAAAACTGTAAGTAGGTACTATGCTGGATACTAAATTAATCTGATATTCGTTATTAGTAATTCCATTAATTACTTGACTATTGCTGGGTTTACTTATAGTTTGATTGCTGAGCAAGGACGCATTAATTACAGCAGTAAATTGTTCTTGCCAATTGTCATTTGCTGAATCGGCCCAGGTGATCACTAAACCACTTAAATTAATACCATTGCTATCATAAAGGTTTTCTGTAGTGCTTACACTATCAAATTTTAAAAATCCTTGGCTATTAATATTACGTTTAGGATTGTAGGAAATTAGGCGAGCAAGTTTAAGAATACTGTCACGACGTTGTGCAGTATCAATAAAGTTTTCACGGGCATTTAAGTCGCCGCGGAAAGCAATACTTTGACCCAAAAACGCAATAGTATCAATTAATGCAATAAATTCACTAGATTCAATAAAGTCATTGAAATCTTCTGGGTAGTACAAGCGAAGATAATCAACCATTGACTTGCGAAGTGTTTCGTAGTCATAGCTTTGAAAGTCTGCATTGCGGAATGTTTGATAGAGCTTGGTCCAGTCTTCAGCTACTAATAAACTAGTTTGTCGTGTTGTGGTTGCCATCGTTATTTCCTAATATTAAGTATTTATCAGGAAAAATAACTGCGTAGTTAATTACTTGAGGTGAGGGTTATGGTTTTACTGCTATTATCAAACTGCATATTCATTATGCTGGTTTGATTAGTTTGTAGATAACGTAATTCTAAAAGTATTTGTATGCCTTGATCATATTCTGTGATAACAATATTATCAAAACTTACACGAGGATCATAGCTGGCAATGGCTTTGACATCTTCTTGTATTACTGATTTGAGATCTTCAGTAAAGGGTTCGTGTAGTACATTCCATATAATAGTGCCAAAGCTAGGATTCATTAGCTTTTCACCTTTGCGGATATAGAAATGATTGAGAATGTCTCTTCGTACAAGTTCAAAGTCCGTAATACGGAACTTTTTATTTTGTACTAAAGTACTAAATCCTTTATACATAGTAGCCATAATAATACTTATCCTTGATTAACCGCCGGAACCTGCGGTGATAACACCGCTACTGCATATTTGCCTTTTTGAAAGTAAGTTGCTCCACTGGTTCCATAAGCATCACTGCCACCTGCACCATTGCGGAAATTCTTAGCACCACCAGGGCCTAATAAATGGCTGACAGCCAGCATGCCAGCAACATCTTCAGGACTTTGATCTGACGTTATAGCACCAATCTTGCACATGGTACTATAGTTTCTCTTGGTGTATTCGCACATGGCACTTTCCTGTACCGCACTGTTTGATAACCAATCATCAAGGCTGGTAATACCATCTTTGCCTGTCCAGCTATTGGGATTATTCAATTGGGCATTGCTTCTTACACTGCGTTTTACATAACCTGCATCTATTAACGCTGGGTAGCCAAATTGATACTTGCCTACATAACCAATGCTGTTAACTGCATCGTATTTGCCACCACTTTCGCTCTTACCTATCTGCGCAAAGTAAGCTGTTAAATCGTTTGATGTTAAATTACCCAACGTACAATCGCATGGTGGTTGATTTCGCAGATCTTTATCTATAGCTGGATTACTAAATGAAGTACCGCTAGTAGTTTTTGTAGCATCTTGGGTACCAGTATACTTGCTAGGTTGTATACCGTCACTAACTGGTGATGTAGCAGAAACTTCTCCTCTGTCAAAAGGTTCATGTGTAGGTGCTATTGTAACAATAGTGCTTAACAAGTTTGGTTCAGATGTCCACAATGCTGTAGGAGTGAGCCTTGTAGTATCAGGCAAATTATTAATCTGTATTGGATCTACACCTTTAACTGTTTGTGTACCACCACTGTTATGAAGTATAGAACTACCTTCTAATGCTATGGTTCCACCTGCTTTAACAGAAATCTTGGCACCTGCTTGTACATTAAATCCTGAACCGGCTAACATTTCTAACACGCCAGTAGATTCTACATTTAGTTGTCCTGTTAACAGATTGGTCTTAGTAGAATTAAATTGTATTTTATTGCTAGACCTCATGTTAATATTATTAGCATCTATATTAACATCTTTGTCACTGTGTAGATTTATAGTACCTTTACTACGGAGATTAAACCCAGCTGATGAAAATACATTTATTGCGCCTCCACTGGTTAATTCAAGCCAGCTGGTTCCGTCAGCATGGCTAAGATATAAGGTATTTTCTGTATCGTGCATCATGATCTGATGCCCTTTGGCTGTGCGCAAACGTACCAACTGATCCGTACCTATTAGATTACCATCATCCATTATAAATGTATGGCCACCTTTGCGTGTGCTATAGGCATAGTCATATTCTGTCAATGTTCCTGCTTGAACTTTAGCAAGATATGCTTCTGGATCATCTGCACCGTTATCTGGATATGGTCTTCCTGGAGTTGATATGCCAAATACCTGACTGGGACTTTCTCGTTGGCTTGAGCTTGAGACTACTCCTCGCACCGTATCTCTATCTAATCCTTGTTCTTTTAATAATCTATACTGTACTTCGTGTACAGGTTTAGGATTGGTATAGAATGATGGTTTCTGTGCTAGATTGGGGTCATTCTCATTGAACTCAGTAACTGGAGCAATACTTCCGCTCTGCAGAGTCTGTTTAATATCTGAACTTGCACCATCTAATGCAAGATTATTGCTCCCGGCAACTCCGGGGATCATATACCTACCCAAGCCAGAATTAACACAGGCAAACCAATAGCCTCGCAAGGGATCCCCGGCAATAAACAGAACTAAGATTTCAACACCAATATCTGGAGGCACCATCCACATACCATAGGTGTTGGGGGTATTGCCAAATTTATTGTCAGTGTTGGGGGCTTTAGCAGCACCTCGAGCAATGTCAGTAGTTCCCATAAACGGGCTTGCATAACTTACTGTGCGCCAATTCTTTGGATCTTCTTCTTTACCACCAAGATCAGGAATCCACACTTGTAGGCGGCCACACCGTGTAGGATCAAGATTATTTTTAACTATGCCAACGTAAGGATATGGGTCAACACGTGTACCAGGCGCTTCTTCTCGACGCTGGCTTTTCATTATCTTATTACCAATTCTTTGATCTAATGCCATAATTTATCCTATGTTATTGCCGCTTCGCCCGGTACTCGATTACCCCTTATACTGATAGGAGTAAAGTTTGGTATTACTGCCTGAGGTTGGGTTTGATCGGTTATAGTCTGTTCAGGAGCAGAATCAGCAACATCAGCTAAACTAATTTGTTCAGCATTAGTTACCGGATCTGCAACATCTTGCACTGGATTATTACCTGGTGCTTGATTATCTCCAGTAGTTCCTGGTCTATTAGAAACAAGATTTGACGGATAATCTGTTCCAGCTATTGGTGGATTATATGTAACTCCAGGTTGATCAACGTTACGTTGATTAACCTTATCAGAAGTTTGACCGTCTTTAATTAACGATTTTTGTCGAGGTAATCTAACAGTTTCTAAAGTTTGTATAAATTGTCCACCGCTAAATGTGCTGTTAACTGCCAGTACTCTGTACATACCAGAAAATACACTTTGATTAAAATTTGTATCAAATTTCATTAACCCAGTTGACTCATCTATGTCACTGGGCGTCTTATAATTTACACGTATGTAAACTTCTCTGTTATCCATGTGTAGGCTGCCATTGGCAATTAATCTTGGATCAGCTGTAGGTAACATAGTAGAATCTGTTGCTGTAGCTGTTGGTGAATAAAATATATCGTCTTGTTTGATATATTGAGGATCACCAATTATTTTTAATTTGGCCTGTAACATATCAGCACCAGCCGTGGTATATAAAGATTCATACACATCAACAGCAGCCACCGACTTAGCAGTATCATTACCACCAGTAGCACGTTGTCTTGCATCTAATGTCTGTGGTTTTTCTCTAATAGGCATAATAGCGTTGACATTGTCGTCTATACCACTATAGCTATCAACATTTGTTGTTTTATCTACTTCGTCAACTGGTAGGCCGCTGATACCAGCAAGATTATCTCTATAGGCTGTAGTAGCTGTATAATACAGGGCATTAAATTCAATTTGGAAATCAAGGACATCAACATTCTTACCGGTGTAGATATAGTTATATTCTTTCAACGGATCATTCCAGGTACCTTGAGGAGCCACTGATATTTTTGTATTATAGACTTCGTAGGGTATGATATGATAGGTAATATCACGTGCCCATACTTTTCTTACTTTGTCAAATTTAGTAGGATCTAATTTAACCGTAGGAATAACCTTAAACCATCGTAGAGGTTTTTCAGCATTGGCTTTTTTCTTTTCTTGATAGGCTTTAGGATTGCTGCCTGCATCTTCAGGAATTACTAATTGGTCTTGTATGTAGTTACTGTTACGTATAACATAATTTAAAACCATTTCTAAGCTGGTACCTGCATTTATTGAGAATATCTGTGTATTATAATCTAATGCCAACACTTCTATATTGCTGATATTGCTTTTTCTCGCTTCTTTAGCCTGTTCAACTCCAGTCATTGGGGAATTCTTAGGAGAGTATTTTCCGCTGAGATCGAACTTTGCTTCACCAATGGCAGGATGGAAATTAAAATGATAGGTATCAGCGTAGTCAATTTTATTTTTATTTTTAAGTTCATTTTGCCAAGCGTTAATAGCACTACCGTAGCTTTTAACACGATAAACAGGATCTCCAGTGGCAGTACTGGCGATTGCCGATTGTGTTTCTGGACTCAATAGGCTTGAACTTACATAGGTTATTTGTCCATCAACTCCAATGTATCCCCCTTCTGTTCCATTATTTTTTCTCAATCCAGTATTTTGCCTTAACTCTCTCTGTTGATTTGTATTGGTTTGGATAGCTGCAATTTCAGCTTCGTTACTTTGGAAAAATGCGGCTACAGATCCTGCTACGATTTCAAAATGTGCCGGTGTAGTAACTGTACTGAGGTCATAAGCCGAATGATTGTACGGTGCGGCCTGCATGCTGTACTCGGCGCCTTTGTTAGATATTTTAATATCGAATTTTAGTAATCGTATAGGAATCTTTTTAGTCTGATTGGGTATCACTCCAATGATCTCCCCAGTATCATCTATACCAAAAAAATCTATTTGTAGTAGATAGGGTTGTTCGAGATAGTTTTCGCCGCTGGGATTTATTTCTTTAGTTAATTTTAATATCCTGTTAAACAAGGTAACACCGTATGGTTCAATGATACTGAAGTTAATATTAACAGCATTAGTAGCCCGGCTGTGGTCATTTAGTCCGATTATGGTCTGCAGATCGAGATTTTCAAAATAAAAATCCTCATCAAAATATGGGGCACGAGTAAATTGGGTGGGTCCGGGGGTATTATTGTATCTACCTGCACTGGCAATAATCACGCGATTTGGAGTATACGTTTGTTTTTCTACTATTTGATTATATTCTTCTATAGTCAACATGTGTAAACTTAATCCATAGGTATAGCTGGTATAACTATGCAACGGATTTGTTATTGGTCCATTATAATCAATCTTAGCATCGGGTGATGCATCATATGGGGTTCCGCCCAATGTTCCTGTAGCTGCAATTTGCTCAGGAGTCATTTTACTAAAATCGTAATTCTTAGCGTTAGGCCCAAATGGAGACTCATCAGCTACTGCTGTTTCATTGGTTGTCGAATATACCGGACCAAGATCATAATTGTTAGTAACTGCGGATTGCCCGGGTAATCGATTACCAATTAATTCTCTTTCTTCGTCTGTAACAGGTTCGTATCCGCC